AGAGAAGAGAGGGGAGAAGGTAACTGCTTGCGGAATGAGTAGCGATGAGATAGAAGACCTTTGTGAGAACTATCTGCCGTATGCTCTCAACCCGATGCTATCTACCGAGGAAGTCAAGGAGAAACTTCACGTTTCTGATGCTACACTCAATCGTATGGTTGCTAGAGGTGACATTCCAAATGGCGTTTGCAAAAAGCGAGGACATACCCGATATTTTAAGAAGTGGGATATACTACACTATATAAAAAGCAAGAGAAAATCATAACGTATAAGCCCTATCGCATCACGGCTAAGCGAGCATATATGAGTATGGATTATATGTTTTGTACTTTGATTATAGTAGCGATACTGGTAATCGTTAACAGCACGTTCATTGCATACCTATACATTACTTATAAGTATAAGACGATAGATAAGTTCTTTCTATCTTGGGTGACATCATCAACTATGATATTGATAATGTGGTTCGGGGAAGGATTGTATCTGTATCTAACAAATTAATGATGAAAAATTTGGTGGTTTCGGAATTATTGTCTATCTTTGCAATGCTTTTTGAGCATCGCATATTTGAGCATCGCATTTCCGAGCAGGAATGTAATATTCCCCTATACTATTGGCGTAGTATAGGGGATTTTTGTTTCTACTTCTATCCTAATAGTTGAACATGTAAGTGTTCCTTACAAGTTGAGTAAGAGAGGTAAGTGATTGCCTCTCTTTTTTGTTTCAGTTTGCGTGAGTGACGTTGCAATTTTTGCAACAGTCACTCTGACTTTCCCTTTTTTTGTTTTTACATTTTCAAGAAGTCTTCTATATCTATGTACTCAATACCGAAATTCTCCGCACATTGTTTGTCGGAGTCCGAGAAGTCACCTTCTTTTCCGCTAGCATCACCTATCATTATCAGCTCACTTTTCTTCCAAGAAGAATACGACTCAAGCATTCCTGTATTTGGCTTTCTCATTCCTATCTCTGCATGCGATGGGCAATACATAGAGTTGACGAAGATATTTCGTCCGGTATGATTGCGAAGATATTTTTGCATAAAGCTTTCAATAGCCTTTATCTTTCCGATGAAATCCTGTTCGTCAACAAATTGAGGGATGCCTCCTTGGTTTGAGACTATTTCCACATAGTAAAGAGTAGGGAATGCATCTACAATCTTATCCAAAACCTCTTTACGGATTTTGAAATCTGTTACATCTGTAGGAAAGGTGTTTCCTGATATAGTTGTAATAATCGTGTCGTCTAAATCAATGAATAATACTTTTTTCTTGATTAAATATCCTTTTTCTGTCATAATTTTGCTTTTTTCTATATTGATATATTAATATCTTTATCTACGAAAATTAAGTTTGTAAAACACAGTTGTTCCGGTGTGTCTCACCATTTTTATTACAATGCAAAGATACGACAAAAAAGATGGCCTTGCAAATAAATTAATGCAAATTTTAAAACGTTATCTGTTTTTAATGAAATCATTAACAATTCTCTCTATGGTGTCTTGCTTGATAGCTATAGGGGCATCACCTTGATATTCTATCACTTGGTTGCCGCATTCCTTCCAAAATAGGTTGCTATTGATGCGTTCGCCATCTACCAAGATCCAATCCTGATGATGTTCAAACGAATGCATATTAGTTAGCGGAACGAGAATGAATAATTTATTCTCCATCTTGTTTACGAGTACCGACAAGTCATTATCATCAAATGTAATGATAACTCGATTTTCATTCTCAGATAGAACGTTAAAATCCTCATTAAAACGTTCATAAAGGTAATTTTTGATTTTCGAACAACTCATATTCTTGTAATTTTATAGGAGGGCAGATGGAAAAATCCAAGGTCTGCCCGCCAAGTTAAACTTATAAGGAAATCTTCTATAATATCGACTGACAGAGCCATCCCATAAGATAGCATGGTTCTTCGCCTTGCATATCTATTCCCAGATGGTTGCATATATGTGCTACTACATGAAACATTTCATGTGTGAGACTATTTATATACTCACCTTCAGAAGTAGATTTGCAAATGAGCACAACACTTGTTTTCTTTGAAACATTTGTGTATGTCAATCCTTTGTTTGAAGAATCGGTTGAAATGTGGTCGTATGCATCCAATAATGGTTGCCCCTTACAATCAATGGAACTTAGTAAGTCCATAGCTTCGTCAACATCTTCTTGATTAGCTATATGACATACAATCACATTCCAATCGTATTTCTCCAAGTAAATTTCTTGTTTAATCATAATACATCATCCCATGGAATGCCGATACCATTATGGTTGCAATCGGCATAAAATCTATTGAAAATAAATCCGTCCGCTTGGTCTGGGTCATCCACCATATCCTTAATGAATTGAGCCAAAGCAGCTTCGTCTTTTAAAGAAGACTTAAAGAAATCGGCTCTAGCCATGTTTGCGACATAAACGAAATCGTAATTGTCGGCATTCTCCAACTTTACGTTGTTGACTTTAAGAAGTTCCTCGACTGTATCTTTTTCTGTCGGTTCAACTTTTTCGAGCTTACCAGTTGTTGCGTTTGTCTTGCGCATTAAGGTAATAGCCCAGTCGCACATCTTTTTATTGAAGTGCCAGCCATTGTAGCGAAGGTATGCAATCATCCCTTCCGGCTTCATATCGTATGCGTCAAGTGGTATTTTGTATCTTCCCATAATAAAAGCTTTTAAAGGAGGTGGAGATTTCTCCCCACCTCAAAGTGTAATACTAATAGCGATAACCGCCACCTCTGCGACCACCATGTCTTTCACCATAGCGGTCATCATCGTCATCCCAATTGTCTCGGTAATCCGGCATTGGATTTCTGTGACCCATTCGTCCATACTTGTCATCCCCCATTTCATCAATGCAGTGCATGAGTTTACCACCATACTTAAGCATCTTCTCTACAAGTTCTGACATTTCATTTACCTTGTTTTCGGTAATTTCTATCATGTATCCCATAATGATTTACTTTTTTGTATTAACTTTTTCCAAAGCCACTGACAACATAGACTTAATATCGGTCAAAGTTCCCTTCATTCCGCTAACCTCGCTTTTGAGGTTATTGATGTCTTCTTCCTGTTGTCTGTCTTTGGCTATTTGTGGATTCAATACGGCACGCATCTTTGCCCACTCTTCCATAACCTTTTTGTGGTATGGCTCGCTTTCCACAATCTCCTTAGAATGCCGATACATAGCCTCAACTTCCGCATCCATAGCTTCACGGCTTTCAGAAACCACGAGGTTTTCCGAATTTGCAATTTGCATATTGGATGGGAGTTGTTTGAACTCCATTTGTTCATTAGGCAATTTTACGACAACATCAACGGTAGTCTCCATTGGTTGTGGGTTGAATTGCCCAGGAGTATATGTTGGGAACTTAGGTTGTGGGTTACTGACCGATACAACCTGTCCGATTTTAAGACTTGGGTTTTCACCCTTGTCAAGCACATAGAATATGCTGTTAGGTCGAAGTCCTTGAAACATAGCTTTGTAATGTTAATTGTTAAACAATACCCGTCATTAGCTGAAGGGTGTTAGTATCTCGCTCGAACCAAAACTGATAAACTCCAGTTCCTGCAATGTCGGCTACCGTCAAAGGATTGCCGTTGAACTTAGTTACAGCTTGGGTTACGCCATTGGTCTCGAAAAGGATTGGCAGCGTATTTGTCGTACCAGTCGGAATAGCTTGATGTAGGTTCACAAAGATAGTTCCCCTATAGTTAGCATTCACGAAGGCGTGGTTTCTGAACGAGAAAACGACATTTTCGGTGTTCACCACCACGCCTGTAGATGCGATAGCTGCCGAGCCGTTACGATTAACCCATGCAAAAGGTCTCATCCATAACATAGCAGCCTCCTTTCTTTAACCCCAGAATCCGTTGTTGGCAGCATTCAAACCATACAGACCAGCCTGATAAGCGACACAATTAGGAACCGCAGTAAATGGGCTGTAAGGAGTAGTTACCGTCTCTGGCAACTTACACTTGATACCAGCCACCTCACTCTGCAAGCCAGCCAATACCGCATTGATAGGTGCTACAGCCTGACCCACAATCTGTGATGTCATAGCGGAAGACTTGAAGGTACTGTTCTCCTCACGAAGAGAATCAATCTTGTTCTGCATCTCACGCATCTCAGCCTGCTTCTGACCGTCAACGATGGTCTGAGTGCTCTCCTTGATAGCGTTGTGCAAGTCACAAGTCTGGCGCTGGGTCTCGTAGGCCACGTTAGAGAAGCCACGCTCCTGTCCTACGGCTACATTGTTGATGGCATTCTGCAAAGTGCCAGTCTGCTGACACATAGCCAACTTGACGTTTCCGTCCATAGCCGTAATATTATTATTTACACGGCAGCAGCAATCAGCGAGTTGTGATGCAATCTGCATATTACCTTGTTGAAGAGCGTTGATAGTTTGCATTCCGCTCATGCCTACTTGGTTGCCCACGTTCTGGACTTGGGTTGTCAAGGCAGAGATAGCTTGCTGAATCTGTCCTTCAGTACAATTGAGCTGAGTTGCGAGATTACTGAGTGCATTACGATTGCCACCGATAGCATCCATAAGCAAGGAACGACCATAGTCATTGTTGATTTCATTGGCAAGACCTGCGCCATTACCACGACCACCAAAGCCGAAACCATTACCGCCCCAACCACAGAAGCAAAGGATAAAGAGCAGCCAAATGAACCAAGAACCATCACCATTGCCGAATCCGTTATTACCCTTCATCGCAAGAAGAACGTTTGGATCAACGCCTCTCTGTTGGAGCAAAGGAGCTATCAAGCTCATCATTCCTCCATTGTTACCTGAACCCTCTGGATTAAAAACATAAGTTTTTGATGTCTCCATAAGAATAATCTTTTTGTGTTAAACCTTAATTAAACTAACTCTATGTAACGTTACGGCTGCAAAGTTACGAATAATAAGGATAAGATTAAATAACTCTATCAAACTTTCTTTTAATCGCTAATAATCAAGCAGTTAAGGTGATAGGAGGTAATATCATACTTCCGGATGCATGGAAATCAAAGGCTTGTTTGCAAATTCCGTTTGCAGAAAACGAAAAATGCAAACGGAACAGCAAACAGAAATTAAGCACACACGAACTTGAAACCAAACTTTTCAGTATAGTATTCCTCTTTAGGGTGTCTTTTTGTCTCGGAGTCATAGCAGAGAATGAACGGCTCACCCTTAGAGTAGAAATAGTTATAAGACTTTCGCAAATACATCTTAGCATTCAAAGCCTTTGAGGAGAGCTTTCTTATCCTCAACTTTGTCTCTTGCGGCTTGCCCGACATAACTCTAAGTTCATCCATTTTGTATTGCATGTGAAGTTTTCTTCCTTTACTTGCATATCTTTCTTTATTCCAATAGTTTCTTAGAGACTTGTTTCGCTCTTTACGAATTCTATTTATCGTTTCTACATTGTGTTTTAAACCAAGCTTACTGACTTGTCCTAATATTGTAGATTGAGGAATATTCAACACTTCGGAAATTTCCCTTGCTGTCATCGTTTGGTACATGACGGAAATTTGGCTGATGGTTTCTTTACTCAACTTGTTGTCTATTTTTGTGCCACCTAAAATAGTGATATATTTATATAAGGTGTGTAGTGTAACACCAGCAGCCTTGGCTACTTCCTTTCGTGGGTAGTCATTGATGTGGACTTTAATATAGTCTATCTGTTCTTTTGTTAATCTTCTTGGCATTCTTCATCCTCCTCAAAAGAAAATCCATATTTGTTCTTATAGTATTCTTCATCCATCCTATGAGTATTCCGGTCATAACCTATGGTGTATGGCTCACCTTCGAAAGCGAAATATCCATGCTTTGTTATGAGATTGTACTTTGCATGATATGCTTTTATAGGCATATCCGCAAATTTGAATCTTGTCTGTTGCGGAATGCAGGATATAACTCTGAATTTCTCCATCTGCATGGTTCTTTGCCAGCTTTTTACCCTTTTACTTATTGTTGCTTTCTCATACGCTTTCTTTAAATTTGCCAAACTATTCTTTTTAAGTCTTTCGATAGTTTCATTCGAATGAGTAAGCTTTAGTCTTTTTACCGCCTTTCCTACTGTAGACGGATGACACCCTACAATCTCGGCAATCTCTTTGACTGAATGGTTGGTGTAAAGCTTTGCAATTTGTTCATCACGCTTCTTGTTGGGTTTCGGAACAGGTCTTTTATGTTCGATTTTACAATTGCAATCATGTAGAATCTTATACAAGAATTTCACGCTGACACCCATTCTTTGTGCCAACTTGTATCTTGGTCGTTCATTTATGTGCGCCTTAATGATGTCTATTGTATCTTGTTCTATTATCTTCATTTTTATTCAGTTTTTTATGGTGTGACTCACCTGTATTTGCAAAGGTAATGAGATTTTATTGATAGAGCAAATAATTTAATGTGTTATAACTTTGTTTAAGGAAATATTTAATTATTTGCACAAAAATTAATTGTGTAGTTTTCTGACTCGGATATTTTCACATTATTATATATAAATAGCTATCTTTGCAACAAAAAACATAAGGAAATGACAGCGGAAACTATTCAATTAATACAGACGGGAATTAATCTTCTTTGCGCATCGGGAGTTATCTCCACGTTGCTGTACTATAATAGTAGAAAACGAAAGGAGGCGGCACTCGCATCACAGGAAGAGAATAAGACTATTTCATCATATGCCGATGAGTGGAAGGCTCTCTATGAACGTTCCAACGAGTCGGTCGTTAATCTTAATAGTAAAGTAGATGAATTGTATGAGGAAATCAATCAGTATCGTATTACCATACGCAATCTAAGGGATGAGAAGAACGATTTGAAGCTTGCCTTGCATGAGGCACAATGGAACAGATGCATCAAGGATGGATGCCAACTTAGAACCCCACCAAGAAAGCGAGAATCCTTAGAAACGTTGGTTGAAAAGGAAGAAAATGAGATATATCGTGACAGGGAGGATTAAAATATGGTTAAGTATCTGAAATTACTCATACAAGTTAATAGCGGACATTCAAGCAAGGCATTCTTCTTAGTGTCCGTTACTCTGATAGGTCTCTTGATGCTCCTGGTTGTCTGCTTTATCTTAGTGTGGGAAGTGGTAACTTATGGGACTATCAAGACCGATTTGATGGGGTTAAGTGCATTTGTTGGTAGTGTGGCTAGTTTGTTCGTCACGGCTGGCATTACCAAGACTATAGGGGAACGTGGCGAACATCAAAGCGAAAAAGATAAATAGACTATGGCAGACTCAAGTATTTTAAAACCATTCATTCTCTCATTCGAGGGTGGATATTCTAACAAAAAGAGTGACAGGGGAGGCGCAACGATGAAAGGTGTGACCCTAGAGACGTTCCGTAAAGTTTATGGTGCTAGTAAGACCGCATCGGACTTGAAGAAGATAACCGATGAACAATGGCATCACATATTCAAGAAATATTATTGGGATGCTTGCAAGGCTGACCAAATCAACAACCAGTCTGTGGCTAATCTCTTGGTTGACTTTGCTTATAATAGTGGAGTAAGCAGAGCCGTACAAAAGATTCAAACTATCGTAGGAACAAAAGCTGATGGCATCATGGGTAATATGACCTTAGCTGCTATCAATTCATACAAACAAGGTCAATGGGCGTTGTTCGATAAGCTGAAGGTGTCACGAATTGCCTTTCTCAATGCGATTGTGAACAATGACCCAAAGCAAAGTGTGAACCTGCATGGATGGCTTCGCAGGGTTGGAAATATACAATACGGAAAGCTCGTATGTAATACCGGAAAGATAATCACTTGGTAATCTTACGAGACACAGGCTCAACTAAGGCATTAGTAAGACCATCATTCTTAATTGGGTGGTGGTTTTTTCTTCACTTTTGAAATTTTGAAAAAGAAAGAGTGGGCGAAGAAATCGTTCCTTTTGGTTTTATTTGTACCTTTGCACTCAAAAAGGAGGTTGATATGGAGCTTAGATTTGATTGGTGGCGTTGGCTCGTTACCATATTGGTAGGTTTCTTCATCATGCTGATGATGTACGGATGCCGGACAACAAGATATGTAGAAGTGGAAAAGGTGGTGCGAGACACTACTACTTACGCCCATTGGGACTCAATTATCAACGAAAGGGTCAAGCTTATTCGGGACAGCTTGCTATCTTATCATTGGGAGCAGACCGAAAAACAGGTTAAGGATTCCACATACATCAAGGATGATGTCAAGACAAGGGTAGATGAGAGTGGTAAGGTGCTAGGTAAGGATTCTACTCATATAGAGATTAGATACAGGGACAGCAAGGAACTATCCAAGGTTCGTGATAGCCTTATTCATTATATGGAGATAGCAGAGCGAGCGAGTATATATAAGGCTCAGAGGGATAGCCTAAACAGAGAATTGAGTATCGCCCAGACCAAAAAGGAATATATTGAGAAAGACTTGGAGGGATGGGATTTGTTCTATTGGAAATTCGGTATGATTTCCTTTTGGGTCGTTTCCTTAATGCTGGTTACAATGATTTTCTTTCTCACGGTAAAATATAAGAAAAAGTTATTTTATTAGGTTGGTTTTTAGTTATTAAGGTTTTAGATTGGTTTAAGGTAACAACTTATGGAGCAGCTGCCAGTGATGGTGGTTGCTCTCTTTTTTTTGTCTTGAAAATGCCTTAGAGTGTTAAATGTTAAAATTGCAAGCGGTTTAATGTATTTATAGTTTTATATACGTAACTAAAATTGTGTTGTGTGTTAAAAATGCGCAATAAGAGTAGGAGAACACATTAAAACCCTTGCAGTTTGAAAATTAATTAGTATCTTTGCAGCGTGCTTTGTTGGTGCTGACACGCTTACAAGAATCAATAAGATTTTCCGTGGCGAAAGCCACATCACGATAATCCTTACCTAGATTTCGGTGTCAGACGAATGAAGGGTAAGGATTTCTTTTTAGAATCCTTGTTTTGAGTCGAAACATTCTTAGATTGCTCTAGGTTAGCAATGGGCAATAATTGTTGGAGTAGGCGAAACACAGATAAGTTAAACAAATAAGGAAACGAGTTATTATGCATCAGATTAGAATTGGTATCAAGCAAGCTAAAATTGCACTAGGCGATAAGAATCGCTTGGTGGGATTTTGTTTTGCCTTAAAGATAAAATTTCTATTCCGTGCATCAGACCTTCATTTTAGATCTACAAACCAAGCAGCTAAAGTGATGGGCTACAACAAGAAAGATTTCAAACAATATTTGGATTTATCAGTTAAATTTGGATATTGTAGAATCGAAACTAATAAGTTCGGTGTGAAGAGAATCATAGCGAACAGGTTGTATGACAGTTTCCAGTACAGCTACAAGACAAGACGATGCGAGATAACTAAACTGACCTTGCCTCAGTTGAGAAGTCTTTTGTGTGATGTCGTTGTGAGTAACAAAATCAATGTCATTGAAGATGTCTCCAATACGCATTGTAGAGCCGTCAATGGGAATACGATTAAAAGTGTACGTAGTGCCAAAAAAACGGAAGCTCGTATGTTGGAAAGACCATTCAATGAAAAGTACACAAGTTATTCATACACCAGCATGATGAAAGATACCTGTTCAACTAGATACCAAGTTGGGAAGACTATCAAGAAGCTTGTTAAGTCTGGTGCGGTAAAAAAAATAGTCCAATGTACAGAAGTCGGAATAGACGCATGTGCTTGTACTAACAATTGGCATTATTATGATGCGTTTGGAAATCTTATCATCATTTCGGCAAAATATCGAAAGGGTCAACTGCGATGCGCTAACAAATACAAAGTCCTAAAAAGCCAAGTATCTAAGTCGAAGAGTGGAACGAACCCAAAAATTATTGAGCGAAAGATGAAGTGGGTAAAAAATCGAACGTAATAATAGTAGACGAGAGAATCAATAAATAACCTGCACTCGTAAGGGAGTTTGTAAAGGTAAGGGGAATATACGAAGTATATTTCACTTACGTATAGTAAACTACTCGTATGTGTGTGAGGTTGATTAAAGAAACTAAGAAAAGAAAGAAGCTATGGGAGAAAGAAGACAAACGAAGGGGGATGAGCACAGAAGCGTTGCAAAGCCAACTTATGAAGAGTTTACTATGTATTGCTCGATGGCAGGTTTTATGAAAGACAATCTAAAGTGGCTTTATGGTCGCTTCGATGATGTCGGATGGTTGCTTCCAAGTGGTAAAGTCCCTAAGAAATGGGAGGATTTGGTCAAGAAATGGAATTCCTTGAAAAATCCAAGCCAGACTTACCGCAAGCATGGTTTCAAGTTCAAGACCAAGGAAGAGAAGATGCACGACTGCTACGAAGTGTGGACAGATGGTTCTGCAGTACTGAGGACTGATACCAAGCGAAGAAAGTTCACTGGTGGTGCTGCCTATGTGATTTTACACGAAGGCAAGGTATATAAGCAGGGAAACTACGGAACTATAGACACGACAATTAGCCGTATGGAGCTTTTGGCTATCATCTGTGGTGTTGGTCATTGCCCACAAGGTGCGGTTGTGACGGTTCATAGTGATAGCCAATATGCACTTAAAACTTTGAGCGGTGTTTATTCTGCACACAAGAACTTAGATTTGATGGAGAAGTTTAGAAAACATTCCGCTCATGTAGCACACATCACTTGGCGCAAGGTGAAGAGCCATTCGGGAGTTGAATATAACGAGCTTTGCGACAGATTGGCAAACGAAGGTAGAATAGCTGCCGAGATTAAGGCAGGGTTAAGAGTTAATTCAAAAGCTTAGAGAAATGAAGATACGGACATTCGAACTATGTGCCGGATATGACTCTCAACTGATGGCTTTGGAGCGACTGAAGAAGAAACATTCTGATTTCGATTACGAGTGCATCGGATGGTCTGAGATAGAGCCAAGCGCAATAACATTGCATAACGCTTGTTTTCCTAGTCTGTCCGGCAAGAACTTTGGTGATATGACCAAGATAGATTGGAGCAAGGTTGCTGACTTTGACTTGTTGACATACTCAACACCTTGCCAGTCTGTTTCGCAAGCCGGAAAGCAGAAAGGAATAGAGGAGGGAAGCAATACACGTTCCTCTATCCTTTGGTTTACAAGAAACGCCATTATTACCAAGAGGCCGAAATACCTCTTAATGGAGAATGTAGAGGCTTTGGTTCAAACAAAGTTTATCGGGTTCTTCAACAAGTGGCGCAAGGAGTTGGAATCCTACGGATATGTTAACTATGCTAAGGTGGTAAATGCAGCCGACTGCGGTGTTCCTCAGAACAGAAAGCGTGTCTTCATGCTCTCTATACGAAATGATGGTGATAAGATAGATTATCATTTTCCGAGAAAGACAAAGCTGAAGAAACATTTGGTAGATGTCTTGGAGGAAAATGTGGACGAAAAGTACTTTATGAGCGATGCTCTGCTATGTAAAGAGAAATTTGTGTCAAATGAATGGAAAGAGCCTATGAGTGCAGCTATAAGAACTCGCTCTGAAGGGAAGTGGATAAAAGGCGAAATACATAGTCCAAAGGTCGAGCTTGGAAAGAATATAGCCAATACCATTACATCTGCGAGCAAGGACTCCTTGGTTGTGCTTGGAGAGACAAGGTTGCGCATTAGGCGTTTGACTCCGAGAGAACTCTTCCGCTTAATGAACGTTGACGAAGAATATATAGACAAGATGCTTGAAAGTGGAGTGTCGAAGTCAAGTCTTCAAAAGGCTGCTGGAAATTCTATAGTCGTAGCATGCATGGAGAGAATATTCAAGGAACTTTGGTTTTCTGAGAGTAATGTTAAGGTCGCTGATGATGGTCAGCTATGCTTATTTTAAATATTGACGATATGATGTTTTTAAATATTAACGAGAAAAAGGAGAAAGCAAATGCTATCTCATACAAGATAGATGAGTACATCTGGGGACGAAAGGATTTTGTTACCGATTGCCCCTATGGTGAGAAAGGCAGATACACCAATGCAATTAATAAAGTTGGTGATTTGGGGTGTAATACTTGCGAATGGCAGGTAAGACATGACCCAAGTACGCAAGTTGTGATGTGCTCCCATCCAAAGGTGGAGAAGAGCAAGATTAAAAAACTTTTTAAGGATATGTGATATGGATAAGGAGAAATTAAAGAATGATTACGAGAATGCTTGCAATGCTTACTTGAAGGCATTCTGTGAGAAGCATGAATTTTACGGATTAGATAATCCGGAGACATTTTGGATAGGTGACCAAGTTGGAGGAATAGCTAATTGTGGCGATTTGACTTTCGATATGGCTACTATTGTAACAGATATTGAAAAGGAAGCTCCCGAAGAAGAGTTGTTGAAGTGGTACGATTATACTATTGAAGCTAGAGAGTTCAATTTGCCTGTTCCAAACTTCGACCATTGGCTTATGGGGTGTCCTATAACACCAAGTAAATGGTTCGGGATTATGCGAGCAAAGCGCAAGGAATTTGAGGACTTGTTGAAACAAGAAAACGAAAGGTTGAAACATGGAAAGAAGTAATCTTTTTAATCATTTGTTGAGGATATTTGATGAAGGTCTCAGTATGAAGACTACCGAACTTGAATATGGTACACTTGAAGTTACTGTAGAGAATCGAAGCCAAGACAAGAAAATCACATTCTTAGCAAAGGGCATGGAGGATGCCAAGCAGAAAGCAGCGGAATGGCAGGTTGGACAAATGCTCTTGAATTGCGATGATTTCGATGAGATTGTTATGTTTTTGGCTCAAAGAAAGAAACTTAAAAAGGAAATGTCAAAGGGATAAGAATTTTAGAAGTTGTTTTTGTTGCGTCCATTTCTTGGAAATACAAGATTCAAGTATAGGAAATGTCTTGATATGCAAGAAAGGTAGCACTACGAAAGTACAAGGGAAGCGACTGACAGAAATTGCTGCAAGGTGCAAAAACTACAAAGCGTAAGGCACACGTTAAAGAACATAGTAAGACGAAATTAAGGATAAAGGTGATAGTAGAAAGAGTGTTTGAGAAAGAGAAAAATGTAAAAAGTTTAAAATAAATGGTAGAAACTATATTAAATAATTAAAATACATTAATAAAATAAAGAAACACATTAAAATGCTTGCATGTTTTGAATATTCTTTGTATCTTTGCATTGCAATTAAGAAACAAGGTTACTAATTTTAAAAAGGTGAGACACACCATAAAAACTGGGAATGATGACAAAAAAGGAAATAATAAAACAATGGTTGGATGAGCCGAAAGTGAGATATTGTAATAATTCTAGTTTCACTTTGGGTTATGGTGATGGCTGGGATTGGGTTAAAGATGTTCTACGACCAGCTATCACGAAGAACGCTATGTTTCTCAGATTCTTGGAGTATGGTTTCCGTGAGATAGAAGAGTTTTTGAAATCAAAAACCGGAAAACCGAGCGAAGAGGATTGTTCCTTGTATTCTGTTGGATATAAGGATGGTGTCAATGATGCCATGATTGCAATTAAGAATAGATTTGAAAATTTAAAATAGGAGGTTAAATGGATTTAGGAAAGGCGATTAAGACAATGAGGGTAAGCAAGGGCTTGACCCAACGACAACTTGGTAAGGCTATCGGTTGTAGTGAGACAAATATGTTGTTTATGGAGACCGGAAGAACGTTTCCACGTAAGAGTAAGATTGATGCAATATGCAAGGTATTGAAGATTCCGATGTCTTATTTGTTGATGTTCTCTATTACACCGGATGACATTCCCGAAGATAAGCAGAGTTTGTACACAAGCATCGTTGAGCCGATGCGTAACGAATTTATTAGGGAGTTGTTGCGATGAAGAAATGCTATTATTTTGTGGCTAAGTATGTCAAGAATGGCATAACATGTACATGTACAGGTACACAAGAGACGATTGAAGGCTATTTTGATTTTGTCAGTGCAGGAAATTTTATAGCACAGAATCATAATATTGATTACAAGGACGTAATTGTAACTTTTTGGTCTGAGATTAATTCAATAATGTTAGATAAATATAGGAATAAACAACATAAAAATGGTTGAATTCGAGTATTCAAGTTTCGGAAGCCTTTGATTAGGCTACAGCGATTATCCATTCAATCGTCCGGAGCGGATTAGCCTCAGCCCCGAATGGAATTAGGGAGCTACGTTAGGGGTGAATGCATAGGCACGTCAGGATGTCCGTCCAAGTTCTGACCTCTGCGGTTCGTGGTTAAAAGTGGCGAAAGCTGCGGTGCTGCGGGCAAGAAACCATCCTATAACATTGGCGATGGGCGCACAACCACCTTTCGAGGTGAGATTTATTAATTTGATTAATTGAGTTGATTATGATTTATGTAAGGAGCAAGGATGGTAAGGCATTGATGCCAAGTGAGCGTGGAGGGAGGATAGGCTATCTTCTTCGCCATGGCAAGGCTCATGTAGTCAGCCGTGTTCCGTTTGTCGTTCAGTTGGATTATGAGAGCACCATCTACACACAGGAAGTGAGCCTTGGCATTGATGCTGGCTCAAAGCACATTGGCGTTTCGGCTAGTTCCGAGAAGAAGGAGCTGCTTGCAGCGCAGGTCGAGTTAAGAAGTGATGTTGTGAACTTGCTATCTACTCGCAAGGAGTTGAGAAGGACAAGGCGAAACCGCAAGACACGTTACCGCAAGGTTCGTTTTGATAACCGCAAGAAGAAAGATGGTTGGCTAGCACCTAGTGTTGAGCAAAAGGTTGAGAGTCACTTGAAGGTTATCCGCTTGGTTCGTAAGTTACTTCCAATTACGAAGACCACTATAGAGGTTGCTCCGTTTGATGCGCAAAAGATTAAGAATCCCGACATCAAGGGTGATGAGTATCAGCAAGGCGAGCAGATGGGCTTTTGGAACGTGAGGGAGTACGTTTTGGCTAGGGATGGGCACAAGTGTGTTCATTGCAAGGGCAAGAGCAGAGACCCTATCTTGAACGTTCACCATTTGGAGAGCCGTAAGACTGGTGGTAATTCCCCTAGTAATCTCGTAACGCTTTGCGAGACCTGCCACAAGGCTTACCATCGTGGGGAGTTCGACTTGAAAATCAAGCGTGGCACAACTTTGCGTGATGCTGCGGTGATGAACATTATGCGTTGGTCGGTGTATGAACGAGCCAAGGCTGAGTTTGGGAATGTGTACTTGACCTATGGTTACATTACCAAGCACACTCGCATAGAGAATGATATTGAGAAAACTCATGCAGCCGATGCTTTCTGCATTGCCAAGAACGTACACGCAAGGCGGTCGAGAACTTTCTTTATGTGTCGTTGTGTACCTCGCCATACGAGAGCATTGCACGTTGCGAACCCGAAGAAAGGTGGTATTCGTAGGTCTTGCATTGCCTCTCATAAGATAGGCAAGTCTCGCTTTCAGCGTTTCGACATGGTATGGTGGAAAGGCAAGGAATGCTTTATCTTTGGGAGCACGCACGGAAGACCAATATTGCGTGATGTTGAAGGAAAGCAAATTGCAGGACAACCGAGTGTGAATATCAAAACGATAAAGTTTTTAAAGAGATTAAGAAATAACATTTTAGTGGAAGAAAGGACTTCCGAAAGTTGGATAGAAAATGAAAGTTAGAATTGTAAATCATAAGTGTGCCGATGGGGTAGAAAGAGGTATCTTGGAGTACCGCAACCATTGGTGGGAGAAGTGGAAGCCATTGCATCAGGACGGAAAGCTGGCTTATGTTTCATATATGGGAACGAAACCATATAAGTCATTGCAGGAAGAGTGCTTTGATGTACTTGGGTTGAATGAAGAACAGATAAAGGTTCGTGAACAGATGTCCCGTTATATCTTGGATGCCGAAGAGGTATACATTGGTGCAAGAATTGGTAACGAATATCGTATCGGCTATGATGTTGATAATGATGAGAGTTTGGAAACGCTTAGGAATTTGGAGGAATAGTTATGTTCGGAAAGATTTTTTCGGTTAAGACCGATATTGTATATCGTAGAGAAGAGAGTTTGAATCTCTTCGATGGCAAGAAGAAACTTGATAAGGTGGTGTCCGGTCGGGTATTCAAGGAGCAAATCAAGTTCTTTGGTTTTACCATCAGAACAAAGTTTTTTTATCAGATTTGCTGTCCACAAGTCAATATGAATGATACTCATGAGGCTTGCACATTGAATCGGGTCGAGGATTTGGTGAGAACGGAGTGCTATAATAAGGTAGTAGAATATTCAAACAGAAAGCATCATGCCTAGTGTTAATTGTTTCAGAAGAGTCTTGTTGAACGTAGGTGGCAAGAAGATAATTATCAGTGTTCCGAATGGAATGACCGAAACCGAAGTGAATAAGGTTATGGTCGTTACTAGGGCTTATCTTCAGCAGTATGTATATGTCGAAATGGTCTTAGCAGAGTGCTTTATGCAGAAAATCGAAAAAAGTATTCTGAAGAAGAAATGCGTTAGGTTTGAAGTTAAGAAGAAGTGGGTGGACTGCAAGAAGAACCTTCGAAAGGTGGTTAAGTATTATGACGCTTATGTTCCTAATGCAGATTTTAATGAAGAATTCGCAATGACGTTCTATGACAAGATTAGTGGAGACTTGTATAAGTTGCGAGATAAGCTTGCTTTAAGATTACAGAACTTAGGGATTGGTGAAAAATCGGGAGTTTATGCGAATGCAATCATTCTGTACAATCTGACCAACCTTTGTTTGGGAACTTATGAGAATATCATCCGTAAGCTGTATGAAGATTTGCATGTAAACTTAATGCAAGCGTTCAAGGATTTTGCTCCTATCTTGGCCTTTGAAAACTCTTATGACTTCATGGCATTAGTGATGGATAAGGATTTCAAGAGATTGGCTGACCATTTGATGACAAAAGAAATTCTTTCTTATTTCGATAAGGTAAGAAAAGGTGTCTTTGACGAACAGACTTTGAATGAGGCGGCTATCAACGCAACGGAAGACCTGAAGGACGATGAGAAAGATTTACAGCGAACTTACATAGGAATTAGTGACTTTATGAAGAGTGACTATCCTCTGGATAGTGTGACATCTAAGAAAGCAAGCTGATGAAAATAGAACCAAGTGAGTTCTTGCCGATAGGTAATGAGTTTCAGAAAATCTTTGGAATAAGCTTTGGAAAATTCATAGATATGCGGTTTCTTTTAGCGAGAAAAGAGTTAGTCTTCAATCTGCTGAAGTTCACAGATTGGCTTGAAGAGTGCTATCCGGATGAGTGTTCCATTGATGGAGTGAGTTACAATGCGGTTGTCGAGCGAAAATTTGGCAAGCGAGGGGTTAAAATGATAAAGAAACTATTGCAATGAAGTATATGGGTAGCAAGGCTAGAATCGTGCATGAAATATTGCCGATTATGCTGGACAAAGAGCATGATACGTTTGTAGATGCTTTCTGTGGTGGCTGTAGCGTTATTGAGAACGTTCCGGACACGTATCGAAGGATTGCCAACGATAAGAATAGGTATCTTATCGAAATGTGGAAGTATCTTCAGAATGATGGGTTTGTCTTCAACCATATTAGTAAGACGTTGTATAACTTTGCAAGAGACTGCTATCACGGAAAGAATAAATTCTTCACAGAAGCAGGTGTCGGACTAATTGGCTTTATGGCGAGCTTTAATGGACGTTTCTTTGATGGTGGCTATAGCGGACATAATGTTGTCGGCAAGAACGGAAAGGCAAGAGATTACATAAGGGAGCAGATAGAAAATACAATGCGTGATGTGCCTCTTCTCAAAGGTGTCGAGTTTTATAGCGGCAGTTATGATGAACTTGTGATACCGGATAGGAGTATAGTGTATTGCGATTTGCCTTACAAAGCTACGAAAAAGTATGATGTATCAAAGAATTTCGATTACGAAAGATTCTATATATGGTGCATGGAAATGGCTAGAAGAGGTCATAAGGTATTTATCAGCGAGTATCAGATGCCCCAAGAGTTCAGATGTGTTTGGGAAAAGGAAGTAACAAACTCTCTTAACCCGAATATAACAAAGAGACCAGTCGAAAGGTTGTTTACAATTGATTAGAAAGAAGAAATGAAAGAAACTTATTGCTTGGAAGATACGCTTTACAATACAAAGCGTTACTTCACGTTTGAAAATGGCGTAGTATCAGGAACAGAAGTTGCACAGGAATACTTTAATATTTTTCTTGATCTTGCAAGTCGGCTTGGCTATAAGGTAGTGAAATTATGAAAAGGCGGGTAAACAAGGATTGTCCGTTCTCGGCAGAAGAATTGGATGAGTTCAGAGCAGCCTTATATAATGTGAATACATCTTTTCACTGCTGTAATGCAGCTCCGGTAGACTGGGCGGCAGGATGGCAGCGGAATGATATAAGAAAGACGAGGTAGGAAAGCCATAATCTACCAAATACCCACGTGCCAAAGCCGTGTGATGCCTTGCGTGGGGGCATGATGATAAACTAGGAGTCGCACGGCTTTATTTGAATGTTTCATAACTACAAATAGCCTATCGCTAATGGTTGTTCCCTTGGGCAGGGAGATAGTTAATACCGCATCGTAAGATGTGAACACTTAAAATTTGCCGACAACCATTGGCAAATGCCTATTAGTCAGCGGCAGAAACCCTTGGGCAAGGTTGGGAATGGTGCACAATCTTCAAATTCGCATCTGTCGCTGACAAACGGATGAGTGGCATTGGCAACTGAAAGCAATGCGACCCTCGCAAACTTGGAGCGGATTTTCTGATTAAACATTCCGTGTACCAGGTCACTGGGGAGGTGTTGACACCAACAAGGGTTTAAATCCCTTGTCATCCACTAATTTTAAAAGGTAAAATCATGAATGAGTATTGTAAGAATTTGATTTCAAATGGTGTTCCTAGCTGGATAGTAGAGGAGGCTTATAAATTTACAATTGAGCCTTTGAAATCAACAGAAGGCTTGGTAGGAATTGATAAGGAAAATAGTGAGCTATATAGAAATGTCATTATCGCAGCCTACATTGAGGGTGCTAGTGCTACATTGTTAAAAGTGCAAAGATATTATGGCGGTGAGGAACATAGTTAGACAATGGAACGAGGCAACAGAAGGATATTCGTACCGCTTCAAAGGTGGAGATATTTTCATCCGGTTGGTTAAGGTTGAAGGTAGTTATGAGTTACGTAATCCTATAGGCTATAATGTTAGGGTTATCAAGTGCAAAGACTTGGATGAAGCGGATGCAAAAGCCAAGGAAGTGCTAGAAGCGTTTTTTGAAGACAAAGTTAACATAAAAGTTATTTGATTATGGACTTAGAATTGTTGATTGATAAGATAGACTTTAGTCAAGGTGCAAGGCAGGTAGCCAAGCAAGCCTTGGAGTTGGGAATGAAATATCAAAAAGAAGGTGCTTGGCATTCTGTTGAAGAGCTGCCTGAGTATAACAGACGCATTGTCGGTCTGACCAAGGTTCGCAAGCGTTTCAAGCATCTGAATTTCTTAGGCGAGGAATGGTGGAATAGGTTCACGAAATCAAACGCCATCTATAAATGGGCTTATGTGGACGATTTAGTTTGATAGTAATCGTAGAAATCCATAATGCTATTTTGTTTTAAATGTTTGCCCCATCACTATATATAATAATGTAGTGGTGGGGATTTTTGTGTTAACGTCAGTAAATTATTGGTGTTATGTGTTATGATATATTAAAGAATAAAAGAAACACATTAAAAAGTTTGCATATTTCAGATATTCTTTGTATCTTTGCAATGTAATTAAGAAACAAGGTTACTAATTTTAAAAAGGTGAGACACACCATAAAAACTGTAAGAAGAAAGTGGAAAAGAATAATGTTTATGTAGAGGTGTTGGCAAAGATTGCCAGCCTCATGGGTAGAACAAAGGAGTCTATCCAGATGTCGTCTTCAAATACTCATACGAGTATTACGATGTTTGCTGAAAATAATAGCAAGATTATTGGAAATTGGTATTTTGATGCTTCCGATAGCAAGGAGTTGGTGGATGCTACTTTCAATGGTCTGAAGGCTTTGGTTGAGTCTCTTGAGCACAATAAGAGCAATGACGGACAAGCAGCGTAAGTACATAGAAACTCTTATCAAGAAAGTGTTTCGTAATGCAGATTCGCAGAGCGAAATACTTTCCAGATTGGATAGGGTTAAGATTTCAAGCCATCAAGCTTCAGTAATGATACATGCATTGAAGTTAGAGTGCAACATCGGTCGCTCCGTTCCGGCATATATGTTAATGGCAAACAATCTAAATCCAAAAATGGATGAGTTCTTTAGTATATTAGGGTACGATGAATGACGTATTCTTCAAGAAGAAAAGAAGTTGATATGAAAAAGGTAATAATGATAATAGCCGTTGCCGCCATTTTGGTAGGTTGCAAAGGTAAGGGTACAAGAGTCCAAATCTCGGATTCTGTTGACAAATTCAATGTCGAGAAATTGTTTGTTGTTGATAGTATAACAGTGTACAGGTTTTATGACCAAGGAAATGCTATCTATTTCACTAACCGGAAAGGTAGGGTAGATGCAACCCATTCTGAGTACAATCCGGTTACTCATACATACAATGACGAGGTTAACGAAACTTTATGTGAAGGAGACTAAAAAATGGAAAAGAGATTAACTAAGGAAGAGTTCCTTAAGGACTTATGGCATCCAAATACAGAAGAGCCAGATAAGAGCAAGAGCGATATTATTACCCTTGGTTTTGATAACGATGCTTATATACAGTTTAAAGAATCCATTCTTTGGAAAGAGGAATCTTGGAGACATTCGATTAGCAGATGCCAAATCATCAAATGGGCTTATTTATCTGATATACTGCCAAAGCAGGAAGGAGGTGAACAATGAAAACATTTGTATTTGATGTTATGCTCAACGGAAGATTTGTCTGCACATTGAAGTATAAATATTGTGCGCTCTTCCCGATAGATTTTGAAGATTTAACAAAGTTCATCCTCAAAAAGAGACCTACTTTGAGAGGAAAGGACTATAGAATAGCGTTTTGATTATGAAAGAGTTTGAAGTTGGAGAAAGAGTAACTCTTGAAGTTACTGAGACTGATAAAGAATCTTGCAAAGGGTGCTTCTTTGATAGTAAGAAGTTTTGTGAAGTATGGCAGCTATACCCTTGTAGCATCAAAGAACGCTCAGACCATAAAAATGTAATTTTTAAAGAAGTTAAGGAGTAAAGAGATATGTTATACGAAACAAAACAGGGAAGTAAGGCTTATGAATACATTAAAGGTATTCTCGATGCTGAAGAGAAAGAGTATCAAGCCTACATGAAAAGAGTGGAAGAAGCCGTAGGCTTCGAGTTTGAAAAATGGCAAGGTTTTCAGCCTAACAGAACTCTCTCAAGAGAGTACGAGGTTACTGCTATATGGGTTCTTTCTGAGCGTTACGATACGCTAGATAAGAAGGTGTGGAAGAAGATAGACGGTGTAAAATTGGAGGACGGTTACTATGTATGCATTGCGCCTAACAAGCGTAGTAAGCAAGGTAAGGCAATAGCAGCAGTACTTACATCATATAAATCCTTTACTCATCATTTCAAGATATTGAAGGAACTGAATATCGAAGTTCCGCACGTCAGCCGATTCTCCATCACCCAGCTTTTACGTCACAAAGAACGCATTTTCGTTTACTTCGATGATAGTATTAGAGCTGAGAAGCAAAATCCAGACTTCGTGGAAATCACGATAGGTGAGTATGAGGATTTCATTAATAGCAAAGATTAAAGCGTATGGCACAGAAATATATTGAAGATGACTTTGTGATGACAAGAACAGAGCCAAACAACTTTACACCAAATGGTGTTGTTTGTAAGTTTGTTGACTATGAAGCAATAGATAAAGTGTTAATAAGATCGATTAATGGCATTGATGGATTTATTGTAGAAAAAGGTCAGTTTGTTCCTATTCCTCTTACCCCATCCATTCTAGAGAAGAATGGATGGGAGCATAAGGACGATATATATTTCAAGGAATTTCCACACCGAAAGCTTGTAATCATGGATGAGAATGCATATATAATCAATGAATGTTGTTCGATGTTTCTTTGTCCAGTCAAGTTTGTTCCACAACTCCAGCACCTTCTCTTCGGTCTTGGTCTTAATCACAAAATGGAGGTGTAGGTATGGAGGTAGTAAAAATAACTAAGAAAGTCTACAAAGCGGTAGGGTGTGAAAAAGGATACTTCTTTGGGACGTTTGCTCATTTTAAGGAGTTGCGTGAGAGTTCTAATTTGTCAGTACAAAAGACTTGCTTTTGCTGTGGGCACAAATTCCAACCAGAAGATTTTATTTCTTTAGCGTGTTTTGACAAAGGCATGGGAAACAAATTTCTTTGCCAAAAGTGTAAGGATATAGCATTAAAAGATTTAGGTGATAAAAACATCTATTTAGATTAACATAAATAGAAGTATGAATGCAACAGAAGCAAAGAAGACACTATTTGAGATTAGAAAAAATCTTATTGACAATAAGCAGAAGCATGCTATTTGGTTAGCAATCAAAGCTATTGATTATTGTATAAGATTGAGGAAAGGATATTAACAGATAGTAATATGAAAGCAAGTGAGTTGATAGAGCATTTAAAATCTTACATTGACATCACGGGTGGAGATTGTGAAATGCTTGTATTTGACAAAGCAGAAGGTGTTTCTTGTGATATTAACGATACTACCAGTGATGGCGATTATGTGTTTCTGCACATTTCATCTGATAAATACACAACGAAGACACCAGAGTAACCAACCATCCCTTATGGGATATAAATATAAGGAATATGAAGGAATTAAGAAAGAAAACATTTAAAAATGGTGTCGTGTATTGCCTTCAATTAGAAGATGGCTTTCTAGTTGAAACTACAGACACGTTCTTACCTTATTACACCAAAGATGCAATAGGCAGACATCAAAACAAGCTTGATAACAATGAGCTTGGCGACCGTACAGAACGTTGGATGATTGGAGTATCTACAATGAGTGGGTGTCCAGTAAGATGCAAATTTTGCGCTACAGGCAACATGAAACGTTATCGCAATCTTACGGCAGAAGAAATTGTAGAGCAGGTTGAATTTGCCGTCAATAAGGCAGGTGCTGACCCAAGCAAAGCAAAAGAGTTTAAAGTTAACTATACTCGTATGGGCGAGCCATTTCTTAATATTGATGCAGTCAAAGAGGCTATTCGTATTATTACGGAGAAATATCCTAATACTCATCATTATGTATCAACGATTGGTATTAAGGGTAGTGATTTCTCTTTCATTAATGGAAATATCACATTGCAGATTAGTTTGCATTCATTTGATGATGACAAGCGAAATTGGTTGATTCCTTATAAGAACAAAATGACAATTAAGGAGTTGGGACAGATTCGCACAGAAAGCAATCTGAAGACTACAATCAATCTTACACTTGTTGACACTTCTGATTTTGATGCAGAAAAGCTGAAAAAATGGTTTGATAAGGAGCATTTCTTCGTGAAGTTGTCTCCTATTAATGTGAATAACATATCAGAGAAAAATCACCTCGGCAATGGTGTTGTAGAAGGAATTAATTTAGTATGAAAAAGGGTATTTTCAGATATAGAATTATCACAAATCTGAATTGCAACATGAACGAAAGTACAGGAGTAAACGGAAATTGTTACTTCTGCTACCAAAAGTTTAAGTCACCATTGCGACTGGATTGTGATAAGATGGAGGAAACTTTGAAGAAGGTTGGTGTTCTGAAAAGAGCAACTATCATGGGTGGTGAGAGTTTACTTAACCCAGAATTGGTAAAGATTGTAAAGATAGTCAGCAACTATACGTCAGATGGTATTTGTCTTGTTACAAATGGAATACTGCTTAATGAGGACATCATCGTAGCATTGAAAGATGCTGGATTAACTGAGGTTGCTATCAGTGTGTCTTCTATCGAGCAGTACGAAAGACGTAGAGACATGGCACTTCAGTGTAAAGAGATTATTCCAAACACAAGAATAAACATTCCTAAGTGTAAGGAAAGCTTGAATCCACAATTGTTGGAAACAATACTGGAAGATGGCTTCTATAGCATTGTTTGTGAAGATTTACAGGCTAGATATGGTGAGATAAGACTCCCAAAAGGTTCTGTAAAGGTTGGCGATGACGGGTATGGATTTTACGATTACAAGTGGAATGGTCATACATTTGGAGTATTTGGCAATTATGGGAAGTACAACCGAAGTGATATTATCGTAACTCCTCTTGGAAATTTCTGCGATTGGGAAAAGTACTGCAAGGCCGTTAAGAACAATGAACTTGTAAGAAGAAACAATCATATTGATGATGACAAAATTGTGCATTGATTTCGGGAGTGGCTATAATCCAAAGACTGGATATAAAACTTGCGATGTAACAACCCTTCCACAATTGGACTTCCTGTATGATGGAAAAGATGAGATTGTCGGACTAAGAGAAAAATCAGTAGATGTATTCTATCTAAGAAACGTTGTTCATCATATCCCAGACTTACAGAGAACCTTCACAACCTTGAAGAAGTATCTGAAGGTAGGTGGAAAGCTGGTTATCATTGACTGCAATCAAGGTCATTACAAGACAAATGTATTTCTTGACAATTTGTGGTATAGATTTGTTGGCAACAACCACGAAATCTTTATCAGTAAACAGTATAGAGATTACATCAATGTTTTGATCAAGTTAGGCTTTAAGCAATTATATTATAAATCATTTAAAGAAAAGGAGATTACTAAGTATGAATGCAATTAAGAATCAATTGGAAAAGATGGGTTACGATTATGCAGTAGCAATCGCAACAAAGGCTGAAATTGAGAATGGAGCTGCTTGTGGTCAGCTCGCTATTATTTGTGAGTAAGTAATTAATCACCCTCTCCTGTAAAAGGGAGAGGGTAAAAAGAAAAGAATATGAGATTAAGTGAATATAAAGCAGGTACTATCTTAGTTGCTAATGATGGTAAAGTGTTTATCCATGATGGCTTTGTTAACGCTGATGGATATGGTGTGATAATTGGTGAGGATTCTGATGGAATGATTCAGAAATCCAATGGTATTGGCAATTGGATGAAGTGTCACATTAAAGGTGTTGCGACAAAAGAACAGATTAGTGGGTTCTTTGCCAAGGTTCGTAAAACACAGAAAATTATCAATTACTAAGGAGGGTAAAAAAAAGAGAATATGGATTTAGTAATTACAATATTAGGTTGGATTGCATTAGGCGTTATATCTGCTTATCTGTTAGCAATAGTAGGTAAAATAATCTTTGATGCTGCAACCGCTGATTATAAGTTATACAAGCATGTAAGATTGTGTCGCAAAAGATTGCTAAGACAGCGATATGAAGATTACGCTTGGCTGTTATTCCAGTTAGAGAAAGATACGGAAGTTTTCAATCTTACTCATAACACAAGAGATTGGACTTTTGAAGATTGGAGAGAATTTTATCTTAAAAAAGCAAAGGAGGATAAGCAATGAGTAAAGAAAAAGCTAAAGAATACATTAATAATTCCATTGAGATTTTGAACTCTATGAATTGGCTTATAAATACTCAGAGAACTGAAGCTATAATGTATTTAGATAAAGCACTTAAAGAGTTGGAGGATAGAATATGATAAGAGAAGAAGTAGAAAGGAATATAGAAAAATGGCGAGAAATCTCCAGACCTTTTATAGATAAAATGGTCAAATTAAATGTAAGACGCGATGAGTTACTTCGAGAAATGGAACAACTTCAAGAAGACTGTATTAAAGCCTTGCCTGTTAAAATCGGAGATAAAATTATGGATGAAGATGGGCGTGTGGGTTGGCTTTCCAAAATAGTTCCTTATCGTTCACCATCGGAAAGGTTTATGAGGTCAACATTACAATTGACTCTCTTCTTCCATATGGAGAAAAAAGATGGTACTCGTGACACTCATGAGGTTTATGTTCATGGTCTCCCAATCAAACTATAACTAATATGACAAGAGAAGAATTACAAAATAAACATGGCGATGCTATCTGTGAGTATTGCAACAAGAACATTATTTCAAAATATAACATCGGCATAGGTGGGCTTTGCGAAGGGCAGTATTGCGAGGAAGCACAAGATGGCTACGCAGCAGAAAATAACATAGAGTTGGAGGATTAATTATGATTCAAAAGCAGTCATGGAAGGATGAAATCAGAATTTTAATAACTGATGAAGAAAATCTTGGCTCAGTTCAAATATCTATTCCGTCATATGTTAGTGATATTTTCGGCAAAGCTGATGCTCTAATATATGCACTCTTTGTTGATGATGCTCATAGAAGATGTGGCGTTGCAAAACGTCTGTTACAACTTGCCGAACAACAAGCTAAGTTAAATGGAGTGAAAATAATCGGGTTGGAATTTAATAAAGATGAATCCGAGAGTTTTGTTTTCGAATGGTATCTGAATAATGGTTATAAGCCATTTAATAAGGAAAGTAATTTATTAATTAAAAAAATATAGTATTAGTTATGTCATGGTTAGCAGTAGATAAAGGTGGCTGTGAACATATTTTTGCAGAAAAACCTTGCAGAAATGAAAGTAATACATTATGGATTTGCTCTGTCGTATATTTATATGGGCAGAGGTACGCAAATACCGGTTGCTGTTACCTTCCTAAAGGAAGCATTAAGAAGCTCATCGGAAAAGAATTGTCTTGGAAAGATGAGCCTGTCGAACTTAAAGGAGAATAAGTAATGAATGAAAAGATTCAAAAATGTCAAACTTGTTATTATGATAATAGGTGTTATTGGCAAGAGTTAGCAGACCATATTCCTATGGATTGCAATGACTATAAAAAGAGGGATAGGAAATGAGCAAAATGAACGTCAAAAAGTCTCTTCTAGATGTTGTTAAAAGCAATAACTTAGAGATACTAAAAATAGATTTATTCAATGATTTTGAGTTGTTCGTAAGGGAAGGCACTAGGGAACGTAATGAGTATTGCAAGACTTATGCAACATTAGACGATTTGGATTTTGATGTAGAGGCTTTCTTGCTTAATGATGAAGTACGTGGAATTGTATACTGCCAAGATAAAGACACAAAAGAACCAGTGTGGATTGAACCTTGGAGTGACGAATGCTATTCTTGGTGGCAGATTAGTAGAGTTCCTGCCTTCTATAAGGATAGACTTAAAGATTTAAATATGAAAAAATATGAGTAAAGTATCGGCACTAACAATTATTGATGATATGATTGAAAACTATACTAGAATGATGAACGCAGGAAATAAGAAAGTTCTTGTAGTTCACGCTAGAAGTTTTCTAAAACTAATCAAGCAAGAGTTAGAACTTAAAGAAGAATAGTTATGGCAAGAATATTCGAAGTAAATATTAGAGTTACTATTGATTCTAAGTGCAATGATAGTGACGATAATATTATAGAAGAACTTATGTATGGAGCAGATAAATATTTCTATCCATATTGTTGTAATAATGAACATATAGAGCATACTAATAGTACTGCTCATAAATTAAATAAAAAATGAAAAGTATGCACGAAGAATTTATAGGAGCAGGAGTAGCTAACTTGTTTATTGAACGAATGAAGTTAGAAGGATGGTTGCCCATTAAAGAGTATTTCAAGATGAAAAAACTTGGAATTGAGCTTGATTGGGTAATGGTTCTTACTATGGAGTATGATGGATTTATCGCAATACCAATGGTAGCAGAATATCGTGTTCCACATAAAGATAGTGGGCGAAAATCTGGTTGGTATAAAGACGAGATTGATAATCCAAACAGGAGAATTGATGATTGGACTAATGTAATTATGTTCAAGCTTATAGATAAGCCTTATATTGACGGAATAAGAGATTCTATTCTTGACAAATATAAAGAGGTTGAAGGTATTACAGATACTGATGCTTATAATTTATCTTTTAATAAGGCTGTTATTAAGCAATGTAATGGAATTAAATAATTATAGCTTATGAAAATAGAAAATATCAAGTTCAAGGCTAAACGTCTTGACAATGGAGAATGGGTTGGGGGTTCACTTACATACTCTCAGGGAACGGCATTTATCCATCGTAAAGAAAGTGATGAAGATGATAGATGTTATTTAACTCCTTACGAAGTAATTCCAGAAACGGTCTGCCAGTTCACAGGAATAATGGACGAAGACTGCAATGAAATTTGGGAAGGCGATATTGTGCGTGATACCGAAGACCTTATTGGTATAGATAATCTCTATGAGGTAGTTTATATTGAAGAAGAAGGAAATTTTGCCTTCAAGAGTTTAGATAAAGTTGATAATTACGAGCCATTTGTTAATTTATTTAATGCTTGTGTTGTTGGCAATAAATTCGATAAGGAGAAGTAGCGTATGAATTACAAAAAGGTACTAACGAGATACATTCAAGGAAGGCTGTCGGAATTATCTAATGTTGACGCTTATGAACCAAACAAGTTAACATTAACTAATCTGTTGTGGTTTCTTGGCAAGGCTACCAGTAATGAAGTGATTGTCGCAAAGCTTAAAATCATGGTTGATGCAGACATTAAAAGAAAGAAATATCTAAGTAGATACGATGGTAATGAATCATTATACGATGATGATTATTCCAAGGCGGTAGGCACTATCGGAAAGAAATGCTTGTCGTATTTACGAAACTGCAAGATGCAAATAAGGCAAGCCAAGAAGATTTAGAAGATCCGGAATGATTATTGGTGGTCAAGAAGATATTGGTATAAGTTGGGGTTTGACCAATTGTGTTCTAAATGTCATCGAATCACCAAGGCGATAAATTTAACTAAAAAGAAGTAGCGTATGTGTAGATATTTAAATGTTACTATCGGTGAGAAGGAGTTTGATGAAATCAAGCAAGGCAAGGTAAAAATATTATGTTTACCTTGCATACCACGTTGGTGTCATACTCTTATTGATGGTGTAAAGATAGAAGGTGAACCAAATCAAATAAAAGTCAAAATGATTAATGGCGAACCTCATATTCAGTATGGGCGTTCCATATACCATATCTTTAAAAAAATTGATTATGTCCAACTTTTCTGTAGGGTAGGTTCTCAAACAAGAGTTCTAAGTAAGGATTGCGCAGGTTTCAGTATTGAGACTACTCAAACGAAAAAGGGAAATGGTTTTATCGAGTATAAGCCAAAAAACTTTGTTGTTCATCTAAAATAATATGACGTATGAATATAGCAATTTTATATCTTAGTATGAGCTTTATCTACATCTTGCTTGTTTGTTTGGATGGAGAAGATGTTAAGCCAAAATGGAAGCAATGGCTAGCTGACGAATTAGGCATCAAACCGAAGATAGAGGTTAGATACATAAAGCCACAAGTTATTAAGCTTCATTCAAGAGTTGAAATGTCATACTTTGATACGCAGTATTATGGTCGTGATAAATCGGGCATGGAGCAATTGAAGAGAAGAGCAATAGAAAGTGTGTACGATGAAATTCTTAAGGGAATGAAGAAAAACGGATTGGTTTCCATTTCGCAATATAATGACATTTATAGTAATAACACTATTTATGAGGGGACATGTGAAATTTATAAAAACAAGTAATGTATGAAGATTAGACAAGCTAAGAAAATTATGAATATGATGGAGAGAGGAACGGACACACGTTACTTCGATTCCAAATATACATTTAAGAAAGAGAGTAGATTCATTCCTAGATTAAAGAATCTCTATCAGAAAGCAACTATCAGATGGAATAAGGTAAATATGTCGAGTGCCAACGTTAGTTTGTTTCGTTCAATTTTGAGAACTTCAAAGGAATGCAGTCGTTGTAAACATTTCAATGGTATGCTTGCAGGAAGATGTACTAAACTACATAAGTATGTTGAAAGCAGCGATTGGTGTCATGGAATTTTTTTTTGCAGAAAGTGAGGTTGACATGAAAATAAGACAAGCTAAGAAGATAATGAAGGAAGTCTATAAAACCCGATATTGGGCTTATAGGCAAGGCTATTATTGTGGCAAGATGGATGCAGGAAAGCTAGCCGGAGACCATCGTTTGTTAAAGGCTATGCGTCTTACAAAGAAGTGGGAAAGCCGCAAGATACGAAATGATGTGAATAAAATACTGGAGAAGAATCCGTTCAAACCGAGGGATCTTCAACGTAGTGTTTTAAGATTGAAAAGATATGGATGTAGCAAAGCTTAATCAGGAAATTTTAGGCGTAGATTTGGAATACAAAAACGTCTATATTGATGCGGAGAATACGAGGATGATACGTGCCAAATTACCTGATGGGTATTGCGATCTGGTTCGCACAAATGTGTGGAATGGTCGTGTGAATCATCCGGAAGAGCATGATATTGTAAAATATACGGCAATCTCTTGGTATAGAGAAGAATTTGTCGGTGGAGTTGATTTAGGTCGCAACTACATGCATGCTAAATATAAGTTCTTCGAGTTGGTTGTGAATAAAAAATATATTTTGGAAATGAAACATAAGAAAAATGAAAATGCTAGATAATAAGTTAATCATAGATATTCCTAAAGGAATGGAAGTGGACATTGAAAAAAGTGACTTGAAAGTGGGCATTATAGCATTCAAGAAGAGACCATTCAGCTATGAGGATGTTATATCTACTTTAATAGACCGTGGCCTTAGCCCTGTCGTTGCTAATGTTACTAATAGTAATGTAGAGAAAATTGTTGCATTGGATAAGTTAATGGATATAGCTAAGTGTTATAATGGAGATTGGAAACCGGATTGGAATTCTAATGAACATAAGTATAATATCATGCGAACCCGTGAATATGGTATTACTTCTTGTAGTAGTTATAACGAGGGAGCTATTTACTTCAAGAACAAAGAAGATGCCCAAGCCGTTATTGATAATCCGAATTTCAGAAGCATTCTTGATGCAATCTATAAGGACTAAGGCTTATGAAGGAAATGTTCTTTAAAAGTGTAAAGTTCCGTGAAGTTCAGCATTTGGCATTCTCGGATGAATATATAACTGCATACGTATCGGTGAACCATGTTCCTAAGATACACCTAAGTGTAAATACACCTCGTGATGAATATGGGTTTGCGAAAGGTAAATCAAAGCGTTACTTTAGAGTGGGGTTTGGAAAATGGCTCACCGAACGAGCGTTTGTTAAGAAATATTTTAGTGAAGAATAAATGAATATAAAAAAGACAGACATGGAAGAAAAGATTAATATAGCGGAAATTCTAAAGAATAAGCCGCAAGGAACAAAGTTGTATAATTGGTTATATAATACAAATGTAGAGTTAGATACAATCAGTACAACGGATAAAGAAACAGCTATATGGTGTACAAAGCAAAAAGATATTAATACCACCATTTATTTTTCTTTTTCCAAATTAGGAACTATGAAAGGATGGCTTGACGGCTTACAGATTCTCCTTCCTTCAAAAGAAATGCGTGACTGGCGCAAATTCGCTTGGAAGAAAGGCGATTTGCTTATCAATAGTAGTGGATTTCAGTGCATTTTCAAAGAATGGGATTCGGATGATTATACAAAGTTCAACGGATGCTATTCTAATAGCAGGGATGGTTACGAAGACGTATCAAATGCAGAAACAGCTAAGTTTGACAAGTTAGATAACAATATTGCCTATGGATATGTCAGAGAGATTGAAAGAAAATTAGGTGGCATACTAAACCTTGAAACTTTGGAGATTGAGAAGGCTCAGCCAGAGTTCAAGGATGGTGATATTGTTTGTATGATGGATAGATTTGATAATTATCGCTTTATATTTATTTATAGAAATGAAGATGATGAAAATTTTTATTATCATGCGCATATAACAAGAAATGGTTTTGTAAATTTAGGCGAGAATGAATATCTTAGTAAACCTCGCAATTATTCAGTTCATTTAGCGACAGACTTAGAAAAGCAGCAGTTATTTGATGCTCTTGCAAAGAAGGGCAAGGCTTGGGATGCTGAGAAGAAAATGATTGTTGATTTGAAGAAAAAAGTCGAGCTTAAACCTTTTGATAAGGTTGTAGTAAGATGTAGCGAAGCAGATAGATGGTCTATAGATTTCTTTAGTTATAAAGCACCTAACGGATATATATGTGCAGGAGACGCTTGGTTTGGATATTGTCTTCCTTACAATGAGGAGACTGCAAAGTTAATAGGTACAACTAAAGATATGGAGGTTTAAGATATGGACGAAGCTTTTAAGAAAGAACTTATAGAGCATTGTAAAAGACAAATGCAACGCTTTGAGAGAATGGGAAGAACAGATTCTTTCGCATATAAAGAACATACTGTTTTACTTAGTTTTCTTGAACGTCCATATTTACATTTTTAATACAACAATAGTTATGATAGACATAAAGAAGAAAATCCATGCCGCCAGAGATTACGCAAGCAAAAGCTATCGTGTAATCAGAAAGGTTAGCAAAAACGGCTCTTTGGTTCAAAGAGATAAAAATGCCGATAAGCATTTCTTGGATGGCATTGATTGGGCGGAGAAAGAGATATTCAAAGATTTGATTCATAATGCTAACGAAGTTCCTCAAATTGGAAGAGGAAGGATTCTTGCATACTCAAGAGACTGCGGTTATAGAAATCTTTACAACCTATACGATATGATGTACAAGACAGATTGCGGCACATATCAAGAAATGTGGGAAATAGAAGTTAAAGCTTACGATTTGGATGGTTGGATATACGCAGATGAATTGTTTGACTTAATTATCAAAGGAGGTGAATGCAAATGACCGATGCTGAATTTAATAAGTTTGTGCTTATGCTAGAGAATGAAGCGTTTCGGTTTGCAAGAAGTCAAAACGTATTTAAGGAACATCGAGGGGTGATAGAGCAGTCTTTCAAGATAGGAGGGCTGTTCATTCTTCGAGAGTTGGAAAAGTATTTTAATCAAAAGAAGTAAGCTTATGAAAAAAGTTTCCTTGACTGATGATGAGCTAGATTTGCTTATTATCGGGCTTCATTGCGTAAATAGGTCTAATTATAATAATTACGGACGATATTACGATTCATATGACAAAGTGTCGCAAATGAAGGAAGAACTTAGGATTAAACTTAAGAGGGCATTGTATAGTTTTTAGTTTTGAATAGTAGTTTATATATATTAAGATATGGAATTAAAGATAAAAACGCATCATGCGTTACCTTGCCGTACAGAGGTATTCACTATCAATGGAAAAAGTGCTGAACAAAATGATTTTGGTGATACATATGACCATCATCATGAAGATGCAGAGCCTTATGCTTGTGCCGATATGCACTTTGACCCAAAGCCTCCAACAAAGGAAGTACTAAACCGCTATAATATAACGGAAGAAGAATATTATAACATCTGCAACGAATTGGAATGCAAACTATGCGTAGGTAGTTGCGGATGGTGTATTTAATAGATTTTAGAATAAATAATATAAGCAATGACAAAGGAAGAAATATTGGAAAAGGCATCCGATTTTGAGGATGAAGATGAGTTCGTGAAGTGTGATAGATTGCCGTTCACTGAGGAATGGTGGCTTTTGCATCACCTAGTGTATATCGGCTTGTCTTGTACCTATACAGGTCGTGGTTATATAATTGAGAAACTTAAAGATTAGTAAAATGGAAGCAAATGATTATTTGAAAGCCATGCAAGCTATGGACGAATTGGATAGACTTGTAACTAGTGTTTATCCGGATAAGTTCAAGTTGGTCTGCAAGAAGCATGGAATAGATGAATGCGAGGCGATGAACATGTATTCGTACTTGCAAAAGATGCATAAAGGTCAGTCTTGGTTAGTTAGATACAAGCCATTGGAATATCTAGAGCGTGTATTAACACTAGCCAAAGAAGCTTATGCGTCTTACATGAACAACGGCTTGATTCTAAGTATGGTCAATTTTGGTGATAAGTACACAAGAATACTTGTAATATTTGAGAAAGATGGCGTAAGAAGCCAACAAGAATTTGACCTTAGAGAGCAAAGAACATATGTTGATATAGCGGACTTTATTGGAAATGGTTACTCCATCGTATCTGTTATCCGTCAGTCTGACAATGTTGATAGCGAAAAATTTGTTGGAGAAAAGGATGAGCGAAGTCATAGTATTCCTATTTACGATGGTGATGTAATGCTTTGTTACGTGAATAAACCGGAATTTTGGAGTTCCGATTGGCGTAATAGCGGACTTTATATTTGTGAGAACGGCTCATATCATAGATTGCTATACACCCCGAATAAGGGTTACGTAAGACATGGAGAGCCTGATGTAGATGAAGACTTCACCCTTGATATTGAGGAAGAATCCTTCAGTAGTTATGTTATGACTTTAGACCAGTCTTGGTATAAGTTGGGTAATGTTTATGCAGGTATAGGCTTTTTGAAGGAGAAAGAATAGAAGAGTTAAAGGAGAGGAATATCATTTCCCCTCCTTAGCCTTAATCTCCAGCTCGATAGGCTTGCCGCAATGAGGGCAAACAAATGTTGGCTTAGATGGCTCTATTTCGTCTTTGAAGAAGTCGCCAACTTTGCACCCTAATACATCGGCAATACGCTGTAATGTCCTCATCGTAGGGTTACGGCTGAGGTTTTGGGTAAAAGTAAATCTTGTGATACCCATTTCTTTTGCTACCTGTTCAATAGTAAAGCCCTTTTCTTTGATAATTGTTTTAACGTCCATATTTCTTATATTTAATAATGTGAGATTTTATTTTGTGTGCAAAGATAATGAATATAAATGAAACTACCAAATATTTTCTTTGTTTTGTGTAGATAAGTTCTAACAATGTGAATAAAAGTAAAGAATAAAGTCTAAACGAGGTTACTAAGTTAATAATTGTTTATATTCTCACATTTTCTTTCAAAACATTTGGTATGTTAGAATATATTTTGTATCTTTGCAATGTCTTTAAGAGATAAAGGCTTTAAAGTTTAACTATTAATTGCTGTTATGCAGCCGAGTCGGCACTCGTAAAACGGTTTGAGGATATGACAACTTCAATTAAGAACAAGATGAGAAAGGTAATGCAGTTGGCACATAGAGCCTATCAGTTGAAATCAAGTTCAATGTCTTGGGTTGAGTGCTTGAAACAGGCTTGGCAGGTCGTAAAGCTTGAGGCAGCGATGAAGACCAAGGTAGTAGAGTTCTTCTTTATGAAGATGAATGGTGAGGTAAGACAAGCCTTTGGTACTCTCCTTCAGAGCCACATTGACTACACTCCAAATGGTACTGGTCATGCAGCATCAAGAGATTGCATCCGCTATTGGGATGAAGAAAAGGGCGCATGGAGACAATTCAAGGCTTACAACTTCTTGCGAGTTGCATAAAGATATATACACGTTCTAAGGTGTTTGGCGAGGCTTTAATAGGGGTGAGCCTTTAATCACCCCTTTAGTTAAGGACTTTTAAAGTATTTGAGATATGGAGACAATCGCTAAGTGTTTGAAAGAAGTGTTCTACAAAGGGCATCATATTACTAAGGTGGAGGACGTATTTGGTCAGGTATCCGTTCGCATTGATAATATTGCTGAACCGGACTATGCTAGCATAGCCGATGCAAAACGAGTAATCAATGGTAAAGCCCCTAAATGGTTTACGGATGGTTACATGTGGGACGAAGCCAGTAAGAAGGTCGTAAAAGACCCTAACGCTTTCCGATGGGAGGAGTAAGAAAAGATAAGGTAAAGAACTTAATACAATTGATTATGGAAAAGTTTAATGATGGCAATTATGTATTCGAGACAACAAACGAGTTTCCGGATGGCTATGAGATTTGGGCGATTGGTCGAAGAAATTTCGAGCACAAAGGCTACGTACCATTGTGTGAGGTCGATGAGAACTACAACGTAAAAAGAGATACCTTGAAGGCTTTGAAAGTCAAGGATGAAGCATTAGCTTTGACTTTGCTCTATGAAGCCGTTAAACGAGGTGTTAATAAGAAAAAGTATAACAGAATGATTAATGCATAAGAAAATGGATGAGAATTTTCTGAATGTGCTCTATATCGAGCACACGGATAAAATAGGTGTTCTAAAGGACGATAAGGACGAAAGGGTATCAATTATCCTTGGGACGGACAAAACGCTTGTAGAACGCAAAAGAGAGGGTAAAACGTACCTTCTTGTACCATTGACAAAGAACCACACCTTTGTCTGCAAGGGTAATTGCATTGATGTGGATGGTAAGCGTATCAAGAGTGAAATCTTCTTTCGTAAGGATGGTACGCAGTGGATTGAGATCGATAAAGAAACGTTATCTAAGGTAGCGTAATAAAAGGAGGTTTAAGCTATGAAAGTATATGTAGTAATTTCTTCGTACCAACACGGATTGGGTGAAGCTGTTGAGGTTGATGCAGAAGTCTTCGATACCAGAGATAAGGCTAGAAAGGCTATAGGACACAAAGGAATGAACACTTTGGAGAATTACAAGCGAGTTTTAAATTGCGATGATTATCTATACAATATCTCAGATTCTTTCTTTCATATCTCAGACAGCGAAGGAGAGACGTGGGATAATTTTGATATTGTAGAACGAGAAGTAAAGTAATAAGACTATGGATATTAAGATTATCAAAGACATCTTAGATGATGCAAAGGAGTGCGGTTGCATTGCAGGAATTTCACTCTCTAATGGGCAGTTAACTCATGCAAACTTTAGCAAATCAAAGTTATTTGATTTTACTGCCGATGTTCTTTATAACAAAAAAAAGCATTTGATAACTATACTTGGTGAGAACGGAAACAGAGATTACATTGATAGTGACTCTATCATACGTATCTTTATTAGAGAAGGTGTTTAACAATTGATTAGATAAGAATATGGATGCAGGTCATGTGAATGTGATATTAGGCGAAGCCGAGGACAAAGGTCTTAGAGGAAATATCAACTTGGTAGGTGGAGCAAAAATAAGTTTCGACTTCAATAGTGTTGGTTGTGAAACCTCTTTCAATTGCAATACAAAGAACAGAACACTTATGATTGGAAGTGGAAGTACAGTAGTGTTTACACGTAAATATATTGATTGTAGCTCTATCCAGTATATTGAAGTGTTTGAACGTACAAAATAATTATAGGAGACAAGAATATGAATATACTAGACTATTATGAGGTTGTCTCCTCAAAGATTTTCAAGTTGGAAAGCATGAACGAGGGGCTTGTATTGATAGCACCGGAGCAGGAGGTGGATGGAGTCCGTTCCTTGATGGTGGGATTATATGTTCCTGAGCATGAACGATACAAGATGTACACTTTCCGTTCATCTATGAACGAGGGCGAACTTGGCGACAAGTACAAGGCAATGGTCGGCACGATGGATGTGCTTAAACCGGATTGGGACAGAATCAGAAAGAAAAGACGGAAGAGGATCTAACCTCTTACCGCCTTTAGGATGCATTCGTTGATGAAGTCACTCTTGTTTCCGTCTAAGGAATTGAGGATGTCAAGTGTTTCTTCTGTGGCTGAAAAGAACATACGTTTAGCGCATTTCTTCTTGCGTCCACAGCCTTCTCTTGCACCTCCCCATGACTTGGTTGTCTTTTCTTCATTTGTGCCCATACGTTAAAAATTTGGTGGTTTGAAATAAATTTCGTACCTTTGCAACGAAATCCCAAGGTGGGAGGCGGTGGTGAGAACACCACCTCCCTGTTGGAAATCTAAGCTTTACAATTCAATTGTAAGAGCAACTTTGATTTTCCAAATCCGAATTGAAATATACAGTCTCATGCGGCTTTGGGATTTCATTTTACCTACTCTTTCAGGTTTTCGGCATCTCCTTTGCAATCTCTCATTGATTACACAGCAAAGATACGAAAAATATTTGAAATATGCAAATTATTTCAAGATTATTTTTAGAAAACATGAAAATAAATTAGAGTTTCCTTGCATTTCTCGAAGGTTTTTGTTACCTTTGCGGATGCAAATAATAAAACAATGAGCTTATGAAAGTATTATCAATTCGCCAGCCGTATGCTTGGTTAATCGCTATCGGCTGCAAGACCATTGAAAACAGAACATGGAATAGAAAATTCCGTGGCCGTTTCCTTATCCATGCAAGCCAAGCCAAACCCGAAAAGCTTGACGGATGGCAGGAGAGCGCAATGAAGAAATATTGCCAAGAGCATGGTATTGTTATTCCGGACTTTAAAGACTTGCCAACGTCAGCCATTATCGGCAGCGTAGAGTTGGATGATATTCAGTATCAAGAGGCTTATCCGGATGCATTTGCTGAAGATTTCCAATATCATTGGTTCTTGAAGAATGCTAAATTGTTCGATGAGCCGATTAGAAACGTCAAAGGCAAGTTGTTCCTCTGGGATTATGAGTATAATGAAGCCGAAATGTAAAATAACAATACTTTTGTAATAAAAATACAAGTCTTTGAAAATTAGCGCAAAAGTCTTTGTTCTCCTATGGGTTAGATAAGTAGTAAATGTAAATATATTATTAAATGTTTAGAATATGAAGAAGTTTTTGTTAATGGCATTGATGATGATGTTTGTTACGTTATCATTAATGGCGCAAGATGTAAAGTTTCACTTTAATTCGAACTTTAAGTTTGTAACTGATGACGAAAAGGAATTTGTTGTTATTCCTATGGATGGTTATTCGCAGGATAGTTTGTTTCGTGCCGTATCTTCGTATTTGGATAGAAAATATACTTCTAAGACAAATGAGATTACAAAATTTGGAAACGAGCAAGTTACATTGAACGTATTTATTACTGATGCTTATTATGAGAAAGTAATGGGGCTTCCTCTTAGAAAGCATATGATTTGCACCTATTCATTTAATTTCAAAGATGGAAAGTTTCGTGTTAACGCACCAGTGGTCAATAAAGTTATAACTGGTGCTCCAACGGAATTACCTAGTAGTTTTGCCGGAGACTGTAGTAACTACTTTAAGAATGGAAAGTTGAATCCGAAGAAAGAACGTTTATATAATGCAATTAATGACCGTGTCAATTATATTTTAAATGATATTTTAAAAAGTTCTTTTGTAAAGTCAAAGTCTGATGAATGGTAAAATTTCAACGAAAATACAGGCTGTTGTGAATTGATTGTCATTATATATAGAAGAAAACAAGTAAGAATTGAGCCTTCCGCATGAGAGTGTGGAAGGCTTTTTTTGTACCCAGTCTTAATCTTTGCACTTAAATCTTTTGTGAAATAGCATACATTAATTCTTTCGCTATTCCTTCGAATATTAGCTAATTTTGCCAATAAAAACATATAAGGATGGCACAGCTAGAATTTAACATCAAAGCGAATTTCGACCAAATCAAGCAAGCCAAGCAAGAGCTTGAAAGATTGCGTGGTGAGTTACAGAAAACAACAAAGGCGACAGATAAGGCGGTGGTTCAGGACCTTACTGACAAATATGCAGAGCAAAAGCAAAAGGTGACAGAGCTTAGTTCCGCAATGTCTCGCTATGCTTTGGTGATGAGTAGTGATTATGCCAAGAAAATGCAGAATCTTACAAGAGAGGTTTATTCTTTCGAGCTGCAAGCAGACGCATCTAAGCGAAAGATTGAAAGACTTTCTTCTGAGATTGCAAAGATGCAGTCTAAACTTCGTAAAGGAGGCTTAGATATTGGCACTTCAACAATCCTTAATCGTGATATAAGCGAAAATTCCACTATACTCAATGATGAGAAAAGGCGTTATGAGAATCTAACCGGATTAGGTAAGCAGGCAAGAATCGAATTGCAAAACATGCAAGCAGAGTATGTCCGCTATTCGGGTTCTTCGAGCGCAACTACTGATAACGTAAAGGTGATGACTGATGCCTTTGCCGGAATGATTGAGGAAATGAAGAAAGTTCCTACTGTCGGTGAGGGTGCAACATCTTTATTTAATCGTCTCGGTGGTGATGCAAAGCAATTAGCAATGAGCCTCGTAGGTGGCCTGGGGTTTGAACAATTGGCAGAACACATCTTTAATGTTCGTTCACAATTCCAACAGCTTGAAATTTCATTCACTACAATGCTTGGTAGTGAGCAGAGAGCAGGAGCATTGATGAACCAACTTGTTCAAACGGCTGCGAAGACTCCTTTCGACATGAGTTCGATAACAAATGGGGCAAAGCAGTTGTTGGCTTATGGTACGGCTGCAAATGAGGTTAATGATATTCTTGTTCATCTTGGAGATATTTCGGCAGGTCTGAACGTTCCGTTGAACGATTTGGTGTATTTGTATGGTACAACAATGAGCCAAGGCCGCATGTACACGATGGACTTGCGTCAGTTTATGGGCAGAGGCATCCCGATGGCTGAGGAGCTTGGTAAAATCATGGGCAAGACAACCCAAGAGGTTCAGCAAGCGGTTACAGATGGAAAGGTCGGAGCTGATTTGGTGAAAAAAGCTATCATCAACATGACCGAAGAGGGCGGCAAGTTTGGTGGACTGATGGAAAAGCAATCCACAACCTTGCAAGGAAAATGGTCTAACATTGGCGATAGCGTTGACCAGATGTTTAACGAACTCGGCAAGAAGTCGCAAGGAATATTTGGCACTGGTTTAGACTTGATTTCGTCTTTGGTTGACAATTGGGAGACGGTCGTTAAAGTTATTGGTTCGGCTGCGGTAGCCGTAGGCACGTATAAGGCAGGTCTGATGGCGGCAGCATCCATCCAAAAAGCTCAAAACAAAGCTACACTTGATAGTATTGCAAGTAATCTTGACGAAAAGATAAAAGCGTACAAAGATGAAGCTGAATTGTATCATTCCTACACCGGAAAAGATACATCCGAATATAAGAGCCAAAGACTTTCGGATTTGAATAAGGCTGTTTCTAATACTGATATGTTGGGTACGGATAAGGCCGAGGAACTTGTGTCTCTTAAAATCAAAGAGGCTCAGACCGATGGAATCATAACCCAACAAATGGCAGAGCAATTGCAACTTAAACGTGATATGCTTGTCACTCAGCAACAATCTGCTGCTAAAGAACAGATGGAGGCTTTGGAACTTTCCAAGGGACTTGATGAGAAAATGGCTCAGTTCAAGGAAATGGAAAATGATTACCGACATCTTAACGGAAAAGATACCAAAGATTATAAGGCAAGCCGTTATAATGAGTTGGGGAATGCTTTGTCCGATACCGAAAATATCGGTGATGATGAAACGGAGAAACGCATATCTAAGCAGATAGAATTAGCGAAATCTGAGGGGTTGATTAGCGAAGAAATGGCTAAACAACTCCAGTTGAAGCGTGACCTCTTGGTTGAGCAGACAAGACTTGCGGAGAAAGAACAACTCCAATGGCAAAATGCGGTAAACGCCAAAGAAGCCGCAGAAGAAGAGTTGCGTGCAAAAAAATCGCAAGAAGACGACATCGCTGCTGCAAATAAGGCTGCGGAACAAGCAAAGGCTGAGGCTGCCCTTAAACAAAAAATAGCCAAGGCAAATGAAACCGCTTATGGTAAGGCTCTATTGGAAACTAACGCCTTACAGAAGAAAGTAGACTTGCAGCAAGAGAGTTACGATAAAGCGATGGATGAGGCTCGTGAAAAGAGAATAGTCCTTGCTCAACTTGATGAGGAAATAAAAAAGCAGCAGCAAATCATAGAACAGAAAGAAAAGGAATTGGTCTATGATAATGGGGCGGTTGATACGACTTCATTTGGTGGCTATGCGGATTCTTTTTCGGATAACGAAAATAGTTCAATAGTTCAATACGGGGCAGAACAAGCGAAATTGGAAGAGCTGATGCAAAAGCGTCAGCAAGCGGATGAGGAATACGAAAGTTCTAACGCAAAGCGTAAGGCTATCCAACAGGAACTTCAGACTACGACTGAGAAGTTGACAGAAGCCGAAGAGAATGAAACCGAGGTCTATAAAGAGACAGGAGCAGCGGCAGATGAAATTGGGGATATTGTTCAGCAAGGAATAGATATAGAGGATGGTAAGATTAGCATTACGGAGGCGGCAACTACTGCTACACAAACCAATACTACTTCTGAAGCTAGCAATGCAACCGCAAAAAGTACTAATGCAAATGCTACTTCTTCGGAAACTATTGCTAATACGGCAAACTCGACTTCAAAGACAGCTAATACTGCGGCTACTAATGTAAATACAACGTCCGAGAACGTAAATACAGGAGCAAAGGAACGGAATTCCCTTGTTACCTCTATATTATCTGTTGGCACAAAAGGGTTAGCATTAGCTCAAAATGTGTTAACATGGGCTACTAATGCCGTTACCGTTAGTATGAGGGAGCTATGGGCTGCAATGCTTGCAAATCCTCTAACTACTATCATTACTCTGGTAACAACCGCAATGTCCGTTTTTGCGATGTTCGGAAGTGACGAGGAAGATGTTGCTAAGAAGACTCAAAACATGGGTAATAAGGCTGCTGAGGCTAGTAATAAGGTTCGTTCCTTGTTTGCGGTTTTGGAAAATGGCGAGGCAGAAGACCATAAGAACACAATAAATGAATTGAAGTCTGCTTATGAAGAATATGGGGTAAAATTGGATGAGACTAAAATGAAGTCTCAAAGCATGAGTGAGCAAGCTAATGAGTTAAAGGAGCATGAAGAAGAACTTATCGGTATAATTGAAAAGCGTTCTCTTGAAATGGAGCGTGCAAATCAATTACAAGAGGCTTATGATAATTATAATTCTTCAAATGATTCATCTTTCAGCTCATTTAAAGATTCTATAGATGATAAGTTGTCTGATGTAGAAATGGGTACTATTCGAAGTCTCGTAAGTCAGGATGACATAGACAAGTTAGCTGAACTGCGAAAGGAGATGAATGCTTGTGGTGGAGATTTAAAGGTGTACAACGCATTGAATGCTCAATATTCCCAATTACAAGGGGAGTTGAATGTAAAAATAGGAACTTATCTCGAAAATATGCACCATAGCCGTTCTGAGGTGGCTCAGATGATTCCTGATATAAACGACTTTACTGATGGGCTTGTTAGCAACAAAGTTGAGTTGGATGGTACGGTTGATTCTATAAATAATAGCGTCAATGCCGCAGAACGTGCGAGAAAAGCCACATCTAAGTTGACTTATGCGCAAGAGGAACAAGCTTTGAAAAATCAATATGCAAAGAAGAGCTTCAAGGATTTGAATAGTGAAATCCAAGAGACAATAAAGTTGTGCAGTAGAAAGTTACATCTTGATATTAAGGTTAACTATGATGATAGTGAGCTTCCTGCATGGATTAAGAATATGTCTCAGTCTCAGTTGAAAGCGAGTATGGCTGTGAGAAAGAACTGGCTTGACGGACACAAAAAAGGGGATGTTCTTCAAGTTGGAGGTCAATATAAGACTTACGAACAGGTCGCAAACGAATTGGCTATGATGCAAGCAAGAGGTAACAACATCGAAAGTAAGCCGAAGAAAAGCCAAAAGGAGATAGATAAGGAGAGGAAGGCAAGAGAGAAAGCGGCTAGGGATGCTGAAAAGGCTAGGAATGATGCCGAGACAAAGGCTGGTAATAAGCGCAAGGCTGAGGAGGACTATGCCAAGTCTATTTCTTCCTATTCGGAGAAAGCTATCCAAGACATGACCAAGAACCGCATTAATGCGATGAATGAGGGTTATAGCAAGGAATTGGCTCAGATTACCGAGAATGCCGACAAGGAGAAAAAAGCGGTAGAAGATGGTATAGACAAATTGGTTGAGGCTAGGAAAAAGCGTGACCAAGCTGTTTGGGTTAATTCCGGCAAAGGTCGTAAGGCTAATATGTGGAAACAGAGCAAAACCGATGAAGAGTACAAGAATGAGGTTTTGAATGAAACCATGAAGGACAGCAAGGGTAATCCGGTTAAGGTAAATGGCATGGAGTTGACCATAGGCATGAACGTTGCTAATCAGATGAATGCAATTCGGGATAAGGCTGTAAAGCAGAATGAGGATGTGCTTGCTAAAGAAGCGCAAAGCATGTACGATTATCTGAAGACTTATGGTACATTCCAAGAGCAGAAGTTAGCTATTGCTGCCGATTATGCTAAGAGGATTAGCGAGGTTGAAAACTCTACGGATTCGGACTCAAACAAGCAATGGAAGATAAAATCTTTGAAAGAAGAGCAGAAGAAAGAGACGGATTCGGTTGAGACTAGTGCTATTATGCAGAAGATAGACTGGTATCAAGTCTTCGGAAATGTTGGTGGAATTATGAAAGATGCGCTTGTTCCTTTATTGGCAGATCTGGATAAATTCGTAGGTACGGATAAGTTCCAAAATTTGGGTGCAGACCAGCAGAAGAGTATAGTTGATGCTATGCAGAATATCCGTAATTCGATTGGTAATACAAGTGATTTGGGTTGGAAAGACCTTGCAAGGGACGTTGTAGCTTATCAGGAGGCTCTGAAGAATGCGAAAATTGCCCAAGAGGAATATACTGAAACAGAAACCAAGCTTACACCTCGCATTAAGGATTTGCAAAATCAGATAGCGAATGCGAAAAAGTCGGGCAATGTCGCAGAGCAAGCTAGATTGCAAAATGATTTGAATAAAGTACAAGGTCAGTTAGCGGAGTCCGGAAAGAAGATTGTTACGGCTAACACAAAAGTCCGTACTAGTGGTCAGAAGTTGGCTCAAACGACACAGAATGTGACGCAACCGATTTCTGCTATCCATGAGTTCCTTTCTACTTCTGGACTATCTGATTTAGCATCTCTTTGGGATAGCTTCGATCAGCTTAAAGGTGGAATTGATGGATTGAAAGCTTTGGACGAGGCTAAGAATGCGGCTGATGGTTTGAAGGATATGGGTAAGGCAGCCGCAGACGCAGCCGCAGCCGCTGGCAAGAAAGCTGGTGATGCGCTAAGTGAAGGATTGTCAAAAGCTGGATTAATAGGTCAAATCGTATCTGCCATCTTGAAGATACTTGATGTTTTGAAAGATGGTATTGGAACATTGATTAGTAGCTTGATTGATACAGTTCTGAATGCGGTCAACGGCATATTAAAGAATATTCTAAGTGGCGATTTTATAACTCAGATTGGAGGGTCTTTGGTAAGCGGCATTGGTAATATTCTCAATACAATATCGTTTGGTGGATTCAATAGTTTGTTTGGAGTTGGTGGGAACGCAAAAGAAGTAAACCGGACTATAGATAAATTGACGGATAGAAATGAAATCTTGACGGATGCTATAGACAAGTTACGAGACTCCATAGACAAGAATAGTGGTATTAAAGCCGTAGAGGACGCTAAAAAAGCCGAAAACCTCCAAAAGGAGAAAGAACAAAATTTAAAGAGTATCATGGAGGCGCAAATGGGTTATCATGGCTCTCATCACAGTTTTAACGCTTATTTTCGAGGATTTTCGCAAGAGCAAATCAAAAAGGTGTCCGAAGCAATAGGCAGACAATGGAATGGTAATCTTAACGACTTGCAATCTGCTGATGAAGCAGCTGCCATTTTGCAGAATCCAGATATGGTTGAGGCTATCAAGAATACAGGTAAGGGTGGCTATGGAGGTAGAGTTCTTGAAAAGTTGAAAGACTATGCGGCTGAGGCTGGAACATTAGAGGAAATTGCTGATGACCTTGCAGAAAGCTTGACGCAAATATCTTTTGATAGTTTGAAGAGCGAGTTCATAGATACTTTGATGGATATGAATTCCTCTGCTCAAGACTTCTCTGATAATTTCTCCAAGATGCTTATGCAAGCCGTTCTGAAAGCTAAGGTGGATGATTTGTTGGGAAATGATATGCAAGCATTCTATGACGAATGGGCGGAACGAGCTGAGGCAAATGGTGGTAAATTGTCAAAGACAGATATAACTGCCTTGAAGGGAAAGTATGATGAAATGGTTCAAGAAGGACTGAAGATTAGAGATGAAGTAGCCGAAATTACGGGTTACAAGCAATCTTACGAGCAGTCCGCTTCTTCCGGTTCTTTTGAATCAATGAGTCAAGACACAGGCGATGAGTTGAATGGTCGTTTTACAGCGGTGCAGATCGCTACGGAGGGAACGTATGAGGAAACAAAACTCATAAATACCAAGTTGGATGCTATTGCGGCTCGTGATGGTGGCGCAGAGGGTAGCTTACTAACAGCTAGCGTGAATACTATTATGGGTAATGTAGGTAACATTTGGTTAGCTGTTGATGAGGGTAGGACTATCCTTGCACAAAGCTTGATGTACTTGCAGTCGATTGATGAGAGACAAGAGCGATGGCATAAGCCTATGTTGCAAGCATTCAATGATATACACGAATTGAAAGATAAGATGAGTAGATTGTAAACAAAGAAGAGGAACGTCTGATGCGCTCCTCTTTCTTTTTATAGTTTCTTTTCTTCCAGTAATTCGTCAACTCTCGCTTGAAATGCAAGTTCTGTCTCAGAAAGGCTGTAGCCAGAGTAGGAATAGCTTGTCCCGATGATGTGGCCATCAAACCTTCCAGTATTGTCATCCTTTGTGAAAGTGCCTTTGTAGCCCTTGTATTGGAATACTATTTCCTTGTTGTCCTCTTGCTCATCCTTGTCGTAAGACTTAGCTATCTTAATCAGGTAGCAGAAGCCGAACATGAATAGGCAAGAGAAAAAGGAAGAGATTGAGAATCCAACCATTGCCCATCCTATCGCCTTCGTCTCCTGCTCTCCAAAGAAGCCCATCATCAAGCCGATGACAAACAATAAGATAGTTAACCCTAGTGCTATTACACTAATTAACGAGAGAACACGGAATACCGCTGCACCTCTCAAATTGAAAAAATCTGTCATAGTCGTAAAAGTTTTAATTATTAATACTTGCAAGGAATGTTCCTTACGTTACTTAACACTTTCCAGCTTGTCCAGCACGTCCCTAGCCTCAGTGATGGATGATGCGGAATACAACTCACCACCTTGCTTTATTAGGGCGATGAAATCACTCATAGCATCTACTTTGTTCTGCTTATCAAACAATTCTGCTACAGGACAGCCTATAGCGTTTGCTATTTTTTCGATAGTTGATATACGCAAGTCGTTTTTCTCGCTAAGTAAACGAGAAACCGAAACTCTATTCATACCCATCCGGTCTGCTAAGTCTTGTTGCGTTACACCATATTTATTAAGAACATCTTTAAATCTCATAATACATAATACGTTACATTGATATTTTCTTGCAAAGATAAGAATAATATTTAAAATGTAGCATATATACGTAAAAGTATTAACGAAGTTTAAAGAATAGTACGTTACAAATGAATATCTGTTAATTAACCTAAATACGTTATATTTTCTTTATAAAATATTTGGTAGTATAACGTAAATACGTTACCTTTGCATCGTGATTAAGAAACAAAGGTCACAATAACATTATTAATTTAGCTGAGGTTGCACCTCCGAGTCGGCACTCGTAAAACGGTATAGCAATATGACTACTTCAATGATAAGAAGAAACTTGATTCAGAAGTTCGTTATGATAGAGTTCGTAAGCAACAGGATAAACACCCAAAAGGACGTTGATAGAATGTTGAATATGATAACAATAAAGCTCAATATGAACAACGATGAGGCTAAGAGCTTCTTGCGTGAGAGCATCGGACTTGCAAAGTAAGTAATTTAAGTTTAACGTTTAAAATTGAAAGATTATGGCTACTACATTTAAGAATATGATGAGAGAAGTGATGAATATGGCACACAGAGCCTTTCAGCTTAAAGGTGCTTATATGAGTTGGGCAGAATGCTTGAAGCAAGCTTGGCAGGTAATCAAGCTGAAGGCTCGCATGAAGAAGCAGGTTGTTGAGTTCTACTTTCAGAAGATGAATGGTGAGATTCGTCAGGCTTTCGGCACTTTGATGGAGAGTCATATTGACTACACTACTAACGGCAAGGGTTACGCTTGCAAGGACTGCACAAAGTATTGGGATGAAGTCAAGGGCGAGTGGAGACAATTCAAGAACTACAACTTGATTAGAGTTGCTTAACAAGGTTATTAAGGATTTGAAAAGAAACTAGATATGAGCGCAAAGATTATCGTGATGCAAGGCAACATGGTTGCAACCATCGAAGAGACGAACAAGGACGCATTTATCAAGCGTGGTGAGTATAAAGAGACCGAGCTGGACAAACGCAAGCGTGAGGTTGATTTCTTGATTACAAGCATCGCAAACCGCTACGAAGTGACATTCAATCACAAGGTAGAGCTGAAAGAAAGCCGAAGCATCAAGAAAAGCGAATATTTCGATAACATCTACTACGTTACCGAGAATGCATTGAACAAGCTGAAAAAGCAATACTCATACGAGTGTGATTTGTAATAGATTTAGGCACACGCTAAACTGCACCGGACTTTGGACATTAAATATTTAAGAGATATGGATAAGAATTATGGTGAAAGTTTTTGTTTTTCACAATATAGATAAGTGTTGTTAAACTGAGTGCTAATTTTTGGTAGAGTGGAATATAATAGCTATCTTTGTGGTCGAATTTCAAAACTTATAAGGACATGAAGATATTAGAACCAAAATATGAAATCCTATCCCAAGGTGAGGGTATGGATGGAGTTTACAAGCAGATAGAGTTATGCGGTCGCACTTGCTATGCGTCAAGTATGAAGATAGACAAAGACAGTGCAAAGCCTTTCGTTGAGCGTATGGTAAGCAGCAACCATCTTGCCATGTGTGAGCATGGAACGATTTACCTCCATGTAGCCTATGAAGAAGGATTTTTTGTGCCGGAGTCTTTATTGGTCAAGCACTATCGTGAGAACAAATATTCAAAGGTGATGCAGATAGGTAACGATTACTATATCACAACCAACTACAGAGTGATAGTTGAAAATAATTGGTTTGAGGATTTGGACTATATCTGCGAGCCTACGGAATGGCATGAGAAGCGAATAACCGTCCGCTTTACTACTCAGATTGCGGTAAGTAGAGAGGCTAACAGACATCGTGTAGATTCCGTAGCGGAACAAAGCACTAGATATTGCAACTATAGTAAGGATAAGTTCGGAGGCGAGATTGCTATCAACAAACCAAAGTGGGTTGGTGAAGATGATGCGGTTAATCCATCGTCTTTTGATGGTGGAACATTTGTTGACCTATCAAAGAACATCGGTAGTTATGAGCATTGGAGTCCGGTAGAAAAATGGTGGTTTGCCAATAGAGTATGTGAAATGATGTATTTGTCTTTGGTTAAGGATGATGGTTTAAAGCCACAAGATGCGAGAACTGTTCTTCCTCTTGATACCAACACGGAGTTGATTCATACCGCATTCGTGAGTGATTGGCTTCATTTCTTCGATTTGCGATCAAAAGGAACTACTGGAAAGCCTCATCCAGATATTGAGGTCTTGGCAACCCCATTGATGAATGAGTTCAAGGAACGAGGTTTGATTTAATCGCTTATGAAGAAGAAAGCCAAGCAAATAGCCAATGTGATGAGCAATGACTCTTTGGAGGTTGTTGCTCAGATGATTGTTGATGAGGCTAAAGGTGTGCGCTATGAAGTGTATGCTGATGGCTCTAGTAAGAACAACAAGTGTGGTTGCGGTTGGCTTGTGCTTCATAAGGGAGCGATTATCAATAGTGGGAAATATACATTTATCACAGCCAAAGTGAACGATTCGGTGAGAGCCGAAATAAGGGCGGTCATTCAAGCATTGGGTGATTGCCCTCCTTTGTGTTCTGTTGATGTATATGTGGATTGCCAAGTGGCTATAGAGAGAATACAGGCTTGCAAGTTAGGAGACTTACAGCCTATATATAATAAGGTAGCGAAAGGCAAGGTGATAAGATACCATTGGGTTAAGGCTCATAGAGGTAATATGTATAACGAAATGGTGGATTCTTTGGCTTTTTCTGCTACAGAAAGTTAATTTTGTGCCTACATATATAATAAGCGTTAAAATATAAAAGAAATACATTAAATAATTTGCATGTTTCAAATATTCTTTGTATCTTTGCATCGTAATTAAGAAACAAGGTTACTAATTTTAAAAGGTGAGACACACCGTAAAAACTGTGATTCGTTATGAATACTAGATTGAGTAAGAAAGAGACAATGGTTTATGGCAACATCGGAGTGATGGCTGACGTAATCGGAGGTAATAAGTACTTTACTTTTGCAGATTTGTATGATTTCGATTTGGATAATACCAAGGATGAGTTGAAAGAAATATTAAACTCTTTGACCGAGAAAGGTTACTTAAAGAGTTTTAATGATTTCGATAAAACTTATCGAGTTTTGAAGTAAGAACACAAAGGGGATCCAAAATCCCCTTATAATATAAATTAAGAACGTGAGACACACGTAAAACTGTATTGAAAAAATGAAAAAGGTATTCACGATTGAGAATGCATTAACGCTTTTGTTTGCTCTTGAAATAGTATCATTAATATTTTTTCTAGGATAGGGCTTATGCAGATTAAGTTTGGTAAGATAAAGTTTACTGCGGCTAAGTCCGAAAAAGGATGCCGCTTTGATGCTTGCTACAAAGGTGAGCATGTGGCTTTTGAGAGTGAAGATATGTCTTTGTATGATGATGTATTTTCTGATAATAACAGAAGAGCAAAGGCTGCAAAGAGAGTGATTTACGAGAATATAAAGCATAAGTATTATGAAACTCATAGAGATTAGCGATTTCAAGGCTGCTGATGAATTTGTCGTTGAGGCAATGATGCATGATGGCAAATTCAAGGTAATAGGCAAGGTTATCACGGATAATAATCTTCTGAATGATGATGATTTGGAAACCATCTGGGATTATGCCAACTGGGAGACGAACGGCTATGAAAAGATGGTTGTCTCTAATGGAGTGTACAAAGGCTTGAAAGCATTCAGCGATGGGCGTTTGTTCTATGTTATCACAGATGATGAGGCTGGAGTGGTAAACGACAATATCATGGTACGTAAGCATTACGATGTCAACAATGGCTATTATATTAAGTCTTCAAGGTTGCACAAGGAGCTATCCAAGGATTTGTGGTGCTTCGGTAGCCGTGAGACTATTGAGAACGAATATAAGTCTAACCCATTTATTTGTGGTAAGTGATGGCAAAAAAGATTAATCATGTTAAGCCTTCATTTATTGAAGGCGGTGAAGTCTGGCATGATATTGATAAGTTCCCGATGCTAGACCATACAATTCTAGTAGAGTTGCAGGTAAAAGGCTCAGACGGATTGATTTACCGGACGCAAGATGTATGTGTTGAGCGTGCGGATAGGTTCGTACCTACGATGTCTTTTGTTCCTAAGCGTTGGGCGTATGCAATAGACTTAGCTCAATGCAGGCAACTTGAAGGATAAAAACAAAATACAAATTAAGAATAAGCATATGGAAGAATCAAGAGGTGTTTACACATTACCCGTCTTGTATAAAGAACAAAGTGGTAGAAATGAAGGTGTATGTGTCAGAAGTGAACTTGGAGTAGTTGTTGCAATTGACAATGAAGATGAGTTTAAAGGTGTTTTTTCAAAGGATGGTGAGGTTGATGTATTCAAGCAGTTACTATCACAAGAAGTGTATCGTTTCAACACAGAACACCATGCATTCCCAACTGAACCTTTGATTTCTTACAAGATGGATGGCGGCATTATCTTTGATTTCGTTGAAGTAACAATCGGAAAGATGTATGGCGGTTATGTTTATATCGTGCATTACAACTTTGCAAGCACGGCATCATAATAAACAAGTTTGATTATGACAGTAGTAAGAGAAAGATTAAAAATTGCGGCTCAGATTGAGGTGCTGGAAGATATTGCTATTGATTATAGGGGAAAGACTATAGATAACATCATCCAACAGCTAGAAGCGAGGTTGACTGCGTTGAAGTAAGTTCAAGTTTGAAGTTAAAAGTCTATGAGTGGAGGACGTTTTGATTATGCTCAGTATAGGATTGCTGACATATATACAAAGATAGAAGATTATGTTGATGGTCATCCGTTGGATGAGGAAGACGAAAGATGCTTTCTCGAAGACCGATGGTTGGAGGAGGATGAAGACAAGTATGTTAGAAAGCATCATCATACGATGCCTAACAGATATGGCTTATCTAAAGAGACTATCAAGGAATTCAAAAAGGGTATTGAACTTCTGAAGAAAGCTCAGGTTTATGCCCAAAGAATTGATTGGCTTCTTTCCGGTGATGATGGAGAAGATAATTTCCATCTACGTTTGAAAGAGGATTTGGCAAATTTAAAAAGTAAGAAAGGATAGATTATGAGTTGGAATTATCGCTTAGATACACCTATGATGCAATTAGCTGAAGAGGTGAACAAGAAATATGATACTGATGCAGGTAAGATGCTTCTTTGCACTTATCTCTTCATGGTATCAAGTGAAGAGATCAAGGACAAACAAGCTTTCTTTGATTGGGTAGAAGAGCTGAATAAGTCCTGTAAGTGCGATGCGGTAAGGGAGTACGTGAAAATCAACGGCAAAGCCGATTGGCTGCATGGTGGATTCAGTAAGCCGATTTACCGACACTATAAGGGCAATTTCTATGTGTACCTTGGTGAGGTTACTGATAGCGAGACTTCTGAAGCTAAGGTTGCGTATCAAGCAGTGTGCGGACAGCATGAAGTTTGGGTGCGACCAAAGGAAATGTTCTTTGGTAATGTTGAGGTAGATGGTAAGCCAGTTCCTCGATTTGAGAAGGTAGATTTAAAAGACTTAGAGAAACAAACCGAGAAGAGCAATGGACAGAAAAAAGATTAAGAGCTTGTTAGGTCTAGCAATCTTGCGAGTGAATGAAGTCGTACCAGATTTCGAAGACTTGGATAAGGTTCTTCCTTTGCTAGAACAAGCATATGATGAAGCGGATAAGTCTGATTGGATTTCTGTAAAGGAGCGTTTGCCGGAGTTTGAAGAAGAAGTTCTTGTTACTAATGAAGAGAATAAGGAAATTTGGTTTTGTCATCGAAGTAATAACCCGTCGGTAATAACCGCAGAGTATAAGTTTTGTAATTACATGTTGATGCCAGTAACGCATTGGCAAGATATTAAAAAGTTGGATAATGGCTAATAAACAGACGATAAAACCAAAGGTAGTTCCCTTTGAAATAGCCAAGCTTCTGAAGGAGGTCGGCTATGATGAGAAGATAGCCGAATTTTGGGCTTACGCCAGCCCTTGGACAGCAAAGGGTGGTGTTCGTAAGGGTGGAAAATATAGTGAGCATTATGGCAGTTATATTGCTTACTCCAATTCCGAGTGGGAGAAATCCAATATTGAGTTTTCTGCTGCCTTAAAGTTGAATAGTAAGCATCCGGCAATATCCGCTCCATGCTATGATATGGTGTTAGATTGGCTTTTAGAGCATTTCGGTTACTATATTTGTGTTGCAAACATTTCGAAATGTAAGTTTTGTTGGCAAACTACATCATGGTGTGTAGAGGAAGGCTTGTGTCATACGGATGGTAAGGAATATTCCAGTAGATACGAAGCAATGGATGCCGCTTTCAAGAGTATCTTAAAGGCTCGCATTGAGAATAAAGATAACGAGGTAATCAAAAGACTTTCGGAGGAAATACAAGATGGAAAGACTTTATGATACTTTTGTACACGCAATAATGATGAAGTTAGAAGCTCGTTTATGTTCTGAACTCGAATGTGTTTATAAGAATATAACAAACAAAATTGTTGAGAAGAAAGGTAAACTCACCAACGAAGACGTAATTGAGTTTCAGAAAAAACTACAGGAGGTGTACGACACGGATGCTGATATTCGTGAACAGATTATTGGTATTAAAGATTTCAAGAATTGCATCTTAACTAAAGAAGCATGTGAAGAGCTAATAAAGCGACTTAGCGTGATTAATATAAAAGAAAATGAACAAGCAAAGAATGATAGAGTGGATAGCCACTTGTGATACAGGTGTCTCTTCAATGACTATGTGGAGTGCATTGATGGGGGTAAAACGAAAGAAAGATTTGAATATTCCCAAAGACAATAGTGACTTCCGTAGATGTTATGACATGGTAGAATACGGACACGTAACCTTGGATGAGCTACAAGCTGTGAAGGAGCAGTATCCTTGGTTTGCTCCTGTTGTTGACAATTGGAAGGAGTTGTCTCTTTTGTTTGAAGAAGAGCTGGACAAACGCTTGTATATGCGTATTCGTCTGCTATGTGAAGAGTCAGATGCTATCCGGTATGAGAAAAAGGGAGAACTTTATTATGAGAGGAATTTTTGGTATAATATAACACAATAATCAAATTAAGAATGAAGAAAATTATCTTAATGTTTTGTTTTGCGATACTCGGCATGAGTGCGCTTACAAGTTGTCATTCGGTTTCTCCCGATGCAGACGAAGAAGCCGTAATCGTAAAGAAGCCTTGGTTTATTGGGCATGGAGGTGTTGAACAGCAAGCAGTGCAGACTGGTCTCACTTGGTGTTGGTGGTCAACGAGTGGTTATTACTTCAAGATTGTTCCAGTCCGTCATGAGATTACCTTAGATGATTTGTTTAGTGACGATAACACGCCACTTGACTTCCATACTGTAATCATTACTCAGATTGAGCAAGGCAAGTCCCCAATTCTTTTGCAGAATTATGGAGAGAAATGGTTTGATACTAATCTCAACAATTATTTCTGCAATCTGGTTCGAGACCATATTTCTCAGCATTCCCCATTTGACTTGATGTCGAATCGGCAAGTGCTTAATCAGATTGACACCAAGATACGCAAGCAGATGCAGGACTATGTGAATGCTCTATCAAAGAAAAAGCAGATGCCTATCATCATAAAGGAGGTTATCATTGGTAAAGCTACACCAAACAAGGAACAGCTTAATGAAATGAACCGCACGGCAAAGGTCGTGCAAGCCAAGCAGACACAAGAACGTGAATATGAAGTGCAGATAGCAAGAGAAAAGGCTGAGCGACAAAAGGCAAAGGCAGATAAGGCATATATGGAAGAAATGAACCTTTCCGCTGGTCAGTTTATCAACCTTAAGTGGATTGAAACAGTAGCAAATAAGCAAGGAGCTAATATTGATGTTATGGTTGGCCCTGCTGAAAGCATGTGGAATATAAGACGCAATTAATTAATTTATAAATCAAGTAAACAGAAATGAATAAAGACAAATTAAAGGTCAGTTTTGAGATTGATCGTTACAAGGTGATTGGTATGCTCTCACGAAATTGTGAGAATGCTGAAGAGTACAATGAGATTATGGGTATTCTTGAAGGCAAGAGTGAGTTTGTGCGTGACGCGAATGGTAGCGAGGAACTTGCAAGCCGCATTTGCAATTATGCTTTAGACTCTATCTTGGTTGAGAATCCAGATTTGGCTCTCCGTAAGCGTTTGGATAAGGAACAGAAAGGCGAGGATGCTCCTGATGTTTCAAATGTTATCGAAATCAAAGGTGATGACGCAAAGAAACTTGTAGATACCCTTTGTGGTATTCTCCGCAAGGATAAGTGATGTAAAATTCATCAAAAGAATATAAATAAACACTAAAACACTTGCAAGTATAAGAAAAAATGCTTATCTTTGCATCGTGTTTGAAACAGATGGCCTTCTGAGAGGTCGCTTCTACCATAATAAGTCAAGACTTAGGAGTTTACGGCATGGTTTTTGAAATTACCCAGCTCAGCTAGACTATAACAAGGAAACTCTAATTAGGGTGAGAATCCCTAGATGCTGCATTAGACAAGTGGTTAAGTCGCCAGCTTTTCACGCTGGTATTCAAAGGTTCGAATCCTTTATGCAGTACTAAATTGCCCTATGGTGTAATGGCAACACTACAGGTTTTGGTTCTGTCATTAGTGGTTCGAATCCACTTGGGGCAACGAGGAGGAATAGGAGTATGTTCCACAAATGGTGCGATATTCAAGCGGTTAAAGAAGATTGACTGTAAATCAATTCCCATAGCGGGTTCGGTGAGTTCGAATCTCCCTTGCACCACAAGTACTTTTGTCATATTACAAGGAATGTAGCTCAGTAGTAGAGCACTTGGCTATGCAACCAAGGGGGCGTTGGTGCAAATCCAACCATTCCTTTACGCTTTCGTAGCTCAGTGGCAGAGCATAGGATTTTTAATCCTAGGGTCGAAGGTTCGAATCCTTCCGTTGGCACAATGATACACAAGAAGAGAGCCGTGATGTTTGTCCTATTGGAATCTCGGACATCTGTCAACGGGTAAACGTAGGAAGCAGATGGGACGAATAAAGTTGCGAATAAGTCTATGAACTAGGGAGACAAGCGGAATGGTTCTCTTTTGTGTTTCGTTTGATGGTTTTACGAAAATTAGAAGAATATGAAAAGTCCACTAAGAATGGCAGTCGCTTTAGAGAAGAATAATAAAGTATATCCGAAAGATGTACGGAAGTTCTTGATGGGATTGTATGCCACGTTACATTTGACAGATAATGCAACAGCAAAAGATATGGAGAAGTTGGTTTATTATGCTTTTCGGAATGGCTATCTGCTAGGTGTTAAGTCTGAAGGTGGTGATGACCAAAAAGCGTATGACAGACTGCCGGATTTGGGAGTAGAAGAAGATATTGGTGATGATTTAAGAAGATAGTTGATAAAATTGGTAATTAGTTAGTAAAGTTTTTAGGCTTTGGTGTGTGAACATCGAAGCCTTTTTTATATATAATAAGGTATATAAAGAGGGTAATTGTTAATAACGTACATATATCAGTTACCGTAAGTTAAATAAACAAAGAAAAACATTAAAATACTTGCATGTTTCAAAAGTTATTTGTATCTTTGCATCGTCAATCAAGATAAGTTGGTTGATTTGCCGAGTGACAAGTTTCACTCAATAAGGTGAGAGCGACACCAAGGGGTAAGACCCGAAACAACTAGCACAATTGATTATGTCTAAGCAGACTGGTTTTTCATTCGCAAGTTCAAAGAAGTCATTAATTGAGACTATTGACGAAATCAAGAAGTCAAAGATGTCTCGCAACGAAAAGATTGTTGCATTGAAGGCTTGCGGTCTTCGTGAGAAAGAAATCTCCGATATGTTGAAGGTTTGTGTGCCAAGCGGTTCAACTTCAACGAGATTCGTTTATACATTCGGTGTTGAGATTGAATGTGTTCATGCCGAGCGCAATGCCTTGATAGAGGCAGGTCGTCAGAATGGTGTTGATATTCATTCTGAGGGTTATAACCACACCGATAACAAGAGCTATTTCAAGATTGTTAGTGATGCTTCAGTTGGTGGTGATGTTGACCCTAACGAGGTTGTAAGTCCGGTATTGAATGGCAATACAAATGGTATGGCAACTTTGAAGAAGGCTATCAAGTCTTTGGATGCTGTAGGTGCAAGAGTTAATTCTACTTGTGGTCTTCACGTTCATATCGGTGCAGCTAAGTTGACAGGTGAGCAGTATGTTAACGTTTTCAAGAATTATCAGAAGCTTGAAAGATTGATTGATAGTTTCATGGCTCCTTCAAGAAGAGGTAATTGCCGTTGGGCAGCCAGCTTGCTTGACAAGGATTTCTCTAATTGCCACGGCAATTACGATATTAGACGTAATGTATTTCATGGAGATAGATATTACAAGGTAAATGCTGAGAGCTATACACGTCACAAGACTATCGAGTTTCGCCAGCATCAAGGTTCAACCAATTATAAGAAGATTGAAATGTGGGTTAAGTTCTGCGCAAAGCTTGTCGGTTGGTCTCGAAACAATGTCTTCACTAGTGAGGTTATGAATATCGAAGATATACCTTTCTTGAATAAAGAAGAGAAGGCTTTCTTCCAGAGCCGTAAGGATGCATTTGCAGCCAATAATGATTAATTAATGTAGTCCTAGGGTAAAAGCCCTAGGACACAAAAAACAAAGTATTACAAAGAAAAAAGAAAGGGTAAAGATATGTGTGTTATTATTGTATGTCCGAAAGGTGTTGCTTTGCCATCCGTAGATGAGCTGAAGGCTGCATATATGAGAAATCCAGATGGTTGTGGGTTCGTGAGCGAGTCTGACCATTACAAGAGTTTGCATTTCTCTACATTTATCCGTAGATTGATGAAGCGAGATATAAATGAAAATGTAATCATACATTTTAGATTTGCTACTCATGGTTCTGTTTGTGTCAAGAATTGCCATCCATTCTATAAGGCAGGTTATTGGTTTGCACATAATGGAGTGCTCCCGATTTGCTCCGAGCATGATAAAACGGATAGTCAGATTTGCTTTGAGCGTTTCATTTATCCTACTATCAAGAAATATGGTTGGGGTTCTAATGAACATATGAAAGAAATGAATAAATGGACAGCTCATGGTTCTAAGTTTGCAATGTTGCATAATGGTGAGATTGTGAAGTCCGGTAAATTCATAGAGCGTGATGGACGGTTTTATTCTAATTTGAATCATTTGGGTTATATGCGAAATATTATAAACTTTTAGATGATTAATGTTTAGGTTCTTTTTATTCGACATGCGTCAGATGTCCGTGAGGATGTTTGGCGTTTTTTTTTCGTTATATGCGAGTTTAATTTTGTATTACTACTAGTATACGATTTCATAATAAAATAGCCTTAAATCGCTTGTAAATGCCCTTATTGCTCACTTTTAGGCAAAAGTGAGATACTTGCAAACAGATTAGTGTGTTAATTATCCTTTTCGTATTATCTTTGCACTAGTTTTAACAAATATATCGAAAGAATGAAAGAGAAAATTTTCCAGTTACTAAAACAAGAGTATAAGTCTCTTGGGTTAGGTGATGAAGTTCTTCAGGCACATGCCGAAATGCTTGATAAGATGGGGCTTGTTACTGATGACAACATCGAGACAGTGGTTGCTAGTCAAAAGGATTTTTTGGAGTCCTTGCAAAAGGACAATGACCGCAGAGTTACCGATGCCAAGAAAAAGTTCGAGGAGGCACAGAAGGCTAAAGAAGATGCTGAACGCAAGGCTGCTGAAGAAGAAGCTAAGAAGAAAGCTGAAGAAGAAGCCAAGAAAGCCGCTGAAGAAGCCGAAAGGAAACGCTTGGAGGAATTGGCAAAGAAAAACGAAATGCCGGACTATCTCAAAAAATACTTTGAAGAGCAGGCAGCAGAGAAGAAAGCTTCAGAGGAAGCAAGAACCAAGGAACGTGAAGAGTTCAAGAAACTCGTAGAGACCTTGACTCAAAAGAACACCGATCAAGCCAAGACTTACAACGAACAGATGGAGACGCAAAGCAAGACCATTAAGGAATTGCAAGAAACTATCCAAAAGCAAGCTGAGGAGGCTAAGGCTAAGGAAGAGGCTGCTGCAAAGGCAAAGGCAAAGGCAGACCACGATGCGAAGATTTTATCGAAGGCTAAGGAGTTGGGCATTCCCGAAAGTCGTATCAACGAGGGTTTCACCTTGAGCGATGATGCTACAGATGAAGCTATCGAAACATACCTCTCCAAGGTAGCGAACAACTACAAGGCGTTGCAACAACCACAATTCGGGGGCAGCTATCGTGCTAGCGAGGGCGAGCCAACAAAGGAGGACGTTGACAATGTAGCCGCATCATTAGTTCAGTCACTTTAAAAATTGAAAAACATGAATCAGGAATTGAAGACTACAAAAAAGCAAATTGTCTTTGGTGAGGATTCCGTCATTATCCAGAAATGGGAAGGCGACATCAAGGGCGGTCGTGCTTTGGATTGGACAGGCGTAAAAGATGAAGTTCTTTACGCAGGTCGTGTTATCGTGACAGATGGTAAGGGAACTTACAAGCCATTGCCTATTGAAACAGACAATTATAAGGCTTTGGGTACTGCCAGCGACCCATTGGAGCATTACAAGTATGCGGGTGTTCTCTATCGTTCCATTCTGAACGGTGAGCCAGCGGCAATTATGACTGCTGGACAAGTTAACAAGGTAGCAGCTAAGGCTGCAAATGGTGCAGACTATCCGGATGCGTTCCTTACAGCTATGCCAAAGATTGCTTTGGTTAGCGATGAGGATGCAAACAAGTTCGATGAGTCTGATGCAACCATGGACAAAGACTAAAAGAAGGAGGATAACAGATGGAAAAATCACTTTATTTTCAGTTGGTCAATAAATACTTCCCACAACTTGTTGCAAGTGTAGTAGAGAAGTTGAACGGCAAGAATCAGACTGCATTGACCTATATGTACCGAGACCACTTGACTAACACATATAGTCAGGACGGACGCTGGGCATCAATTACTGCGGAATACACACGAGTTGCTGCTGATGTTGTATCAATGGATGCAGAACTTCCATTGAAGAGCCGTGATAAGGTTTCAACCGCTGAGGGTCAAATCCCAAAGGTTGGTATGAAGCTTTACATGTCAGAGAAGCAGCTTAAGGATTTGGATAACATGATTGCGCAACGTTTGCCTCAGCCACAGATTTTGCGTAACTTGTTTGCAGACCTTCCTCGTTGTATTCAGGCGGTTTACGAGCGTATTGAAGATATGTTCCTCAGTGAGCTGTCAACAGGTGTAGCTTTGGCAACTCGTTCCGGTGGTACTGGTATCCGAATTGATGTAGGTTTTGCCGAGAAGAATAAGTTCGGTCACGGTGCTAAGGCTTGGGACGCAGAGGATGCAACTCCTCTTGATGACATCCAATTGGTTTACGACAAGGCGATGGAAGACCAAAATACCATCACTACTTGTTATCTTGATGATTACACAATCAAGTTGCTTGGCAAGAACAAGCAGGTTCGTGCTCAGTTTGCCTTCAATCAAGGCATTGCAACCAATAGTAATAGCAATATTCCTATTTTGAGCTTTGAGCAGATTGCTTCTATCTTCAGAAATAAGTGGCAGACTAACTTGGTACGTGTAGCCCGTACAATCAAGACCGAGATTAACGGCAAGAAGGGAACACACAACCCTTGGGCTAAGGGTCACATGACCTTTACATGCTATGATAACCTTGGTGATTTGTTCTGGACTAACGTAGCCGAAGCTACAAGACCAGTTGCAGGTGTTACTTATCAGTCAGCCGATGAGTATATCTTGGCTAGTCGTTATTCTACCAACGACCCACTCCGTGAGTTCACCAGCTCACAAGCAATGGTTGTTCCTATCTTGAATAACGTTGATGCTATCTATTCTTTGGACTCAACACAAGCAGTAGGTTAGGCTTATGAGAGGTGAGGTAATTAGTCCGTTCCGTGATAAGTTCCATTTTAACACCATCTATGAAGTAGGTGCAATCTTGGACTTTGACGAAGAACGCATGAACTCCCTTATCGAACGTAAGCTTTGCAAGATGTTGGAGGTGCAGAACGATAATAGTTCTGCATCTCCAAAAGACGATAAGGAAATTAAAGATACTCCTAAAAAGGAAGTCTTGAATGATGGAAAAGAAAATCCTAAAGAGGATGAAGATAAAAAATCAGAAGAGACACCTAAGAAGGAAGTCTTAAAGGAGAAGAAGGAGAGCAAGACTAAAAAGGAGAAAACCCCAAAAAAGGATGCTGCCGAGTCAACCGAAGAGACTTCTGAAAAGGAGAATGTAGAAGAGGAACTTGACGAAAAGGCTAAGAGCGAGCAAGAGGCTGCAAAGAAAATCGCTGAGGCTATGAGTCAGGCTCAGAAATAATGATGTCACATGAAGATAAGAGAATACATTTCGCAGAAGTTGCGTGCTTGGAATATAACGGATGCTCAATTGGAAGATATTTCGTTAGGTATAGACCTTGACGAAGAATATACGTCTGATAATTCGCAGGTTGTAGGCAAGGCGATGATTTCCGTAATCGAGGAACTTATGCTTGCCCCATATATGAGCAATGTGAACGAAAATGGATTCTCTGTCTCTTGGGACTACTCTAGGATAGGACAATACTATATGTGGCTTTGCCGTAAGTATGGTGTTACTCCGGATAATGAAGTGGTGGCAGCTTTAGGGCTTTCCACTATCACGGATAAGTCTGATATTTGGTAAATGTCTAGGTTATGTTATATTCCCCTCATATATTAAAGAAAAAGTTCGTGAATAAGGTTGTCAACAAGTACAACGAGGTCATTAGCTCTTCTGAGGAATGGAAAGAAATGGGGCGTTGTCGGTGCGATGACAACTCTACCGAGCATTTCACTACCGATAATGGTAGCATATATACACCGAAATATCATATTGTTTGTGACAAGTGCCAGATTTCCGAAGGTGATGAAGTCAAAGTATATTCCGATGATGGAAGTTACCGAGGAGGTGGAAAGGTCTATAATGCCCCTAAGTGCAATTATCTTGGTTATATGAGTATCTATGTCTGATGTTATAAAGGATGAGATAGACGCTTTCTTTGCACAGGGAGAAAGGGAAGTAGATGAATTTCTTGACAGGTTAGGTAAAACTGCTGTTGAGCTTGATAAGGCTAACGGAAACTACCGAAACCGCACAGGTAATCTCAGAAGGTCTAACTATAGTAATGTACATGACCACACCTTGACCCTTGGCAACAAAGCGGAATATGCGTCTGATGTTTCCTCTAGGGGATATGATGTTATAGATTCGGGTATTCAGTATATCAAGAAAGAAATCGAGGATATGCGATGATAACAGAAATAGATGCTGGTCATGTAATCTATGATGACTTGGAACTTATGGGATTGGAACGAAGACTGAAAGGACATCTGACAAAGGGTGGACTTGAGGGGGAAAGACCTTTGGTCGGTGAGAAGATTCCTGATGAAGGCATGATAGTAATCATTCCTAAGCGCATGAGTGCAGACAAGACATATTTCAACGATTGTACTATAGAGGTAAACATATTGCTCAAAGATATAGAGGGCGAGGCTAATCCTCAATTGAACGAGCTTTTAAAGAAGGCTATTCAAACCCTGTCCGACAATGAGGTCGGAAAAGCTGAGGATGTATGGTATCGCTATTCTATCCGTTCCCACGGCATAGAGCAAGAGAGTAGGTTGAGTTGCCATTACGCAAACATTACTATTGATTTTGAAACATTAAACGTAAGATAAGATGAAACCATTTATTGGAATCAAGAGAATTTGGTATGGTGCTCCTCTTACCGAGGCAAATACACCTGCTAAGTTGGCTACATGGTTGAAAACCGCTACAGAGGTTAAGAACAGCCATGAGGGAACATGGGGATATTCTCAGGATGACCCTAGTGTTACCGAGTACAAGAACGAGCTGAACGGACAGGTTTACTATCGTGACAAGACCGATGAGGGTGCTAAGACAATTACATTCTCTATTGGTGTCTTTTCATGGAAGAATAAGGTAGACTTGCAGGGTGGTAAGATGTACAAGGCAACTGGAGAAGAGACTACAACGGAGGCAGATGCAGTAGGTTGGTCTTCTAGCCAAGATTTGGCTAATATCAACAAGTGTATCGTTGCTCAGACCAAGACAGGGAACTACATCGTTTTCTCAAATGCGGCTATCGTTGCCAAGGGTGACCAGCAGGATAAGAATATCACTTTGGGTATTTCTGCCGTTGCTATGGAAAGCGAGATCGATGGTGTGGCTGGCGAGTACCAATGGGAAGGCTCTGCGGTTGTAGAACAAGAATAAGACATAGGCAACAAATGATAGAGGGGGATGGTGTTAATGCCGTTCCCCTTTTTTAATATTCAGAACCATGAGTAAGGCAAGTAAATTAGTTACGGATGCAATTCTTGGAGAGGACACCGTAACGATAATCGTGAATGGAAGGGCTTATTACGTTTCACCACCTACAATTATAAAATTGGTCAAGGCGGCTAAATACCTTGATAGTTTCGAAGAGGGCAAGACCTTAGCGGAAGTCTTATGCATGCTTAAGAATTTGGATGATGCTTGCAAGGCGTTGTCCGTATTCATACAAGGCGATGAATCCATTAGTGATGAATTATCTAAAGGAACGCTTGAAGAGGTTGTCAATGGCTTACAAACGGCTTATTCCTTAATCTCTATAAAGGATTTTCAGACGCTATCAATTTTGGCGAAGAGTGCGGCAAGGATGATAGCAAAACCACGACCATAGGTAACGATACACTCTTAGGACAGATTGCATCTTTTATGGATAGTCTGCACTTATCTTACCAAGAAGTCGTGAAAGAGATACCTTATAGAAATTTATTACTGATGGCAAAAGACAAGCAAAGAGTAGCATGTGGTGATGTAATGTATGAGGTAACGGAAGAAGAGTTTGGAATGAACTTCAAAAAAGGATAAGTTTAAAATAATGCAAATAAAGTATTAAAAGCACTAAAACGCTTGCAAGTTAGCGAAATATTATTTATCTTTGCAAGCGCAGAACAAAAAAGGATAAAATGGCGATTTAAGAAATTGATAAGATATTAGAGACACGAAACCCGATGGACTATACCGAAAGGCAGTCCGAGTCACTATTCCTTTGACTTTGCAATCGGTAGTTTCGTGTTTTTGTGTTTAAAATAAGATGCAAGACGTAAGGTTGATATTCGAGATACTGGTTTCCATGTTGCTTTGCGTTTGTCTCATATTGCTTGCTGTAAGTAGATATAGGCAAAAGAAAAAGCGTGAAGAACCGGAGCGAAAGGAAATGGACTTGATAGACTTCTTTTCTTTGGGAGGAGTTGCCTATTATTGGAACAAAGGTGGTAAGCAGCAGAAATGCTACACATACGAAGAATTTCTGAAAATCAAGGCTGACTACGTGGAGCTTTGGTTGAATCAGAATAGATATATTTTTAACTCTCAATTAGATTGCGATGATATATAGAGTATTTGTTTTGTTTCCGACAATAGTTGTATCAGATAGTATTGTCGGTATAGCTTGGCTAGGAAAGGTCTTTGGCTGGCGATATGGAAAGAACAAGAAAAAGAGCAAGAATGTGTCCTTAATGATAGGATATAACACAGGAATGTCTCTTAAGTCGAAAATAGATGATAACGCAGCGGATGATTATTTAAGACGCATTGCCGAAGAAAACAGAATCTAAATTCAAGGGTTAGAGTCCCTTTTTTACAACCATATTACTTGTGGTTATTTTTATACATCGGTTTTTATTAACGATTGTTTTTTATGGTAGATAAATGTATAAAAACGAGCACAAGTTCCCTTATAGATGGACTAAAAAAGATGCTAATTTTACAAAAGACAAAGGTAAGGTGATGTCTTGCTTTTGTTGTGGAGGTGGAAGTTCCTTTGGTTACAAACTAGCTGGATACGATGTTGTAGCCTGTAATGAGATAGACCCAAAGGTTATGAAGATGTACTTGAAAAATCACGATGTCAAGTACGCTTTCAATTGTGATATTCGTGAGTTGATTACCAATATCAATATGGGGGGGGCATATTATGAAAGAAGAGTTGCATAATTTGGATATATTGGATGCTAGTTTCCCATGTTCTGTATTCAGTATTGCAGGTGACCGCCAAAAGGCTTGGGGAAAGGAAAAAGTATTCCGAGAAGGTCAGAAGGCGCAAAGGCTTGACGATTTGGCTTTCTACTCTATTGACCTTGCTAAAGAACTAAAGCCAAAGGTGGTGGTTTTTGAGAATGTCCAAGGTTTGTTGCAAGGTGAAGCTATCGAGTACGTGAAAGAGATTTACAAGCAGATGGATAATGCCGGATATATCTTGCAGCATTGGTTGCTTAATGCACGTAATATGGGTGTTCCTCAGAATCGACCTAGGGTGTTCTTTCTAGGATTACGCAAAGACCTTTGCGAGCCGTTTATGGTTCAGAAGGATTTGTTCGAGCGAGTGCCTAAGATAGATATGGACTTCAACGAGAAAGAAATTGTCTTGGATGAGTTCTCGGACTATAATGGAAGACAGATTCCTAAAGGAATGATGAAGTATTGGGAGTATAGAAACGAAAAGGACAATTCTATCGGTGATATTGTCAAGCGGATGGATAATCGTCTTTCTATGTTCAATAATATGTTTCTTAAAAAGAACAAGGTATGCAATACCATATCAGCAATGGAAGATAGACTTGTGTATTATGATAATCCAAGTTATCTTTCAGCACATGATACGATTTTAGCATCAACATTTCCGATGGATTATGACTTTAATGGCATGAAACCTTGGTTTGCTTGCGGAATGTGTGTTCCTCCTGTTATGATGGCTAATGTAGCTACAAGAATCTGGGATTGTTGGTTATCAAAGATTAAAAAGGAGGAATGCGCATGATAACAGCAAGTATGACATCGGGAGAGATGCGTAGAGTACGAAACTTAGATGAAGCTAGAATCTATGAGTTTCAGATGCGAAAAGCTAATGAGCTTAAACGTGAAATGAGAAAGCAGAACGTAAGACAAATAACAAAGACCTTTGAGCTTGCTACACCTAATGCCGATTATTTCATCGTTGTAGGTGTAAAACATGGCGATGTATTTGCTTCCGGTTTGTTCATTTATCTGAAGGAAACCAACGAGTATATTCCTATGAGTAGAAACGAGGGGTATAGCGAAGATTGTTTTGCTATGAGCGTTCATTTTCTGAAGAGATTTGCAGAAAGGTTTTTGAAAAAAGACTTACCGATTCTCAAGATATTGCAAAAGATATATACATCGTTTACAGGTGCTGTTCAGCTCTATAGTGATGACAAGACAAGAAGAGTGGTATTTGCTATTCCGGAAGGGCTTATACTCACAGAATACGAGCAAGAAAAGCATATCATCCATTACAAAACCTTTGTAAGCATGGATATGCTAAAGAAGACACAGAAGCGGAGTTATGAGAAGATAAGTGCATTTCTCATGGAGTCTTGTCAGCAAATAGCTAAAGCAAGAGACACCGGAAATGACGAAAGGCTGTGCGTTGTGTACAGAAGGTTTTACAATGATATTGATTTGCTAGATACAAAGGAGGCGCAAACCATATATTCAAGTTTCTTTGAAAAAGGAGGTAACAATGAAAGATAAATGTATAACAAGGTTTCTTGGTGATATAAAGCCTATAAAGAATTACGAAAGGTATTATGTTAGCAAGCTGGGACATGTTTTTACTATTGGGAGAACGTCTCAATTAAAGGAAATCGTACCTTGCAAGACACCAAAAGGTTATCTGAAGGTATGGCTTTACAAGAACGGAAAGCGCAAGATGTTTTATATCCATCGTTTGGTAGCTCAGGCTTTCTTGAAGAATCCAGAAGCGTTGCCGATGGTGAATCATAAGGATTTCGACAAGACGAATAACGATGTAGACAACTTGGAGTATTGCACCGCAAGATACAATGTGATTTATTCTGCTATAGCAAAGAAGACTTCATCTGTATACTTGGGCGTGACGTGGAATAAGAACAACAGAAAATGGCAAGCTCAGTACCAGATAGGTAAGAAGAAAATTTATATCGGATGCTTTGGGACGCAAGAAGAAGCTCACGAAGCTTATGTTAACGCTATTAAAGAGATTTGATATGCTAGAATTAAACAGAATATACAATTCCGACTGTATAGAAGGAATGAAGCAAATAGAGAGTGGGGAGGTGGATTTGATTGTTACTGACCCTCCGTATTGCATAGCCTACAAGACTGGGTGGAGAGCTGACGACCATCGTTTCTCTAAGGAAATACTCAATGATGATAATGAGCAATTGATTATTGATTATATGAGCGAATGCTACCGGATTTTAAAGGATGATAGTGCTGCTTATATTTTCTGTAGTGCCAAGACCTTAGACTTTTTTATGCAACAAGCGAGGAATGCAGGGTTTACCATTAAGAATGTGCTCATTTGGCGAAAGAACAACCATACGGCTGGAGATTTAGAGGCGCAATATGGTCAATGTTACGAGCCAATCCTGTACTTGAATAAAGGCAGACGAACCATAAACGGCAAGCGTTTGGAGGACGTATGGGACTTTGATAGAGTTCCATCAGATAAATTGGTACATCAGAACGAGAAGCCAATCCCCTTGCTTATGCAATGCATCTTGAAATCATCGAACGAAGGAGATTTGGTGTTTGATGGCTTTATGGGCAGCGCAAGTACTGCTCTGGCTTGTATGCGGACAAATCGGAATTACCTTGGTTTTGAATTGGATGAGGATTATTTCAAGGTGGCACAAAGAAGAATTAAGGAAGAATTGTTTAATCAAAAAGATATGTTTGGATATGCTGGAGTTAAATAGAATTTATCAAGGTGATTGTCGAAAGCTTTTAAAGCTGATTGATAGTGATAGCATAGACCTCGTATGTTCCGATGTGGCTTATCCGGTTCAGTCTAGGGGTGGCTCAGGGAGTATGGGAGGATATTGGACGGAATCTCAAACAAGAAAGGGCAAAATATTCAAGAGTAACGATATTGATATTTCGGACTACATCAATGATTTGTACCGGATATTAAAGGACAGGTCGCATTGCTATCTTATGTGTAATGATTATAATTTAATGCACTTTCTTGATGTGGTAGGAAAGAGTGAGTTCCATTTTACCAAATGCTTAATATGGGATAAGTGCGCAAAAATATGTGGCCGCTATTATATGGCACAGAAAGAGTATATCATCATGCTACGCAAAGGTGGTGATAGACCGATAAATGAATGTGGTACATCTGACATTCTGAGTGTTCCTATTCCAACCAACAAGCGCAAGGATAAGGATGGTTTGATTAATCAGACTGAAAAACCTGTAAAGTTGATGGAGATATTAATTAGAAACTCGACAAATGTTGGTGATGTTGTTCTAGACCCATTCATGGGGAGCGGTACAACGGCAAGAGCTTGCGTAAACCTTGAAAGAAAGTATATAGGCTTTGAAATAGACCAGCGTCAAGTAGATTTTGCTAATAACGAATTAAAGAATATGAGTAGGCAGTTAAGTCTGTTTTGAAACTATGGATATGTGCAAGGTGTTTTGTTGCAATCCTGTTGTAAGAAATGGGAATAAAGAAACAACGGATGCTCTTATAAGAGCTATGAGAGACGAAGCCTTAAAACGAGGGTTGGTACGTGATGAATTGATAGGTTTTTGCAACCGATTCTTGAGAGAAGGCGAAATCAAAGCTTGTATAGAGCATTAGCTAGATAATTTCAAACGTTATTTTTGGAGGTATCATTGATATGAGAAGAAGAAAGTTGAACAAGTCTCCAGTGCTAGGCTTCTGCGGATTTGTTATCGGTTACGAGTGCAAGGAAAAGGAAATAAAGCTGATGGAGTGCGATAAGGCGCAAGCAGATGCAATCATAGTTCCTCATCACTTTTCACACAAGGTAACGAAGAATAGTTGCTTGAATCTTTTGGTATTGTACAAAGGCAAGATTAGGGGTGCAATGCAAATAGGGTATGGAATCCGACCGCACATCAAGACTGAAAAGGGCGAAGTGTTGGATTACCATCAAGTAAGGGAATTTGACAGAATGTGGTTGTCTGATGATATGCCAAAGTATAGCGAGACGATTTGTCTTTCTCTCTTGCACAAGTATATAAGGGCAACGCATAAGGAAATCAAATACCTTATATCTTATGCCGATACGTCCATAGGTAACAAGGGAATAATATATAAAGCTGCAAACTATGAGCATATTGATACCATTAAGGCAGATTTCTATGTATTACCAAGTGGTGAGCGTGTGCATCCGGTAACTATGTGGCATCGGCACAAGACAAGAGCATGGGAGGTTCTAACGGAACTATACCCAGGAATAAAAAAGGCAGAAGGGTTTCAACTTAAATTTCTGAAGAAGTTATGAACAAAAGAAATAAAAATATTCCTTGTCATTTGCATCCAGATCCTGAGCATCGGGTTAGAAAAGGTCAATCTTGGAAGGCGAAGGTCGCATACGAGACTGAGGATGATGCTTGGGAGTTTCTGAATCATAATCCGAAGTTACGGGCACAAGGTATGGCGGTGTATCGGTGTAGGATATGCAACAAATATCATATAGGGCACAAGAATAACAAATAAAAAATATAAACAGCAATGATAGTAATAAAAATCAAAACATGGAAAGACTGGAAGAAGGACTTTCTTGATTGGGTGCAAGCACCTCGGCGCAGTACTTGCAAGGAGTACGTAGATTATATGGAGGCTTTACAAAATCAGGTTCTCTACAAAGTAATAAACGACACCTGCGATAAATACGGCAATATGCGTGAGGGGCAAATTCAAGGCATCACCGAGGCAGTCGAGAGATGCGTGGCTGAGTGTGCTAAAGAAGCACGCAAGTTAATCGATGAATGTCAGCCCGTAAAATTCTTCTAAGGCTGTAACTCTCATTACAAGCAACACAAACTCTACACAACAAGCGCAGTCAGCGTTATTTTAAAACATAAATAGTTGAGAATATGAAAAAAGAAGATAGACTTAAAATATATCGCAAATACGATGGGCATTGTGCTTATTGCGGCAAGAGTATAGAGTATAAGGATATGCAGGTTGACCATCTTGTTCCGAAGAATCGAGGGTGTTACTCTCGGTGGAGCGACAAGGAGGGAAAGTTTGTCGTATCCCATGGCGATGATTCCATGGAGAACTATATGCCATCTTGCAGATCTTGTAATCTTCGTAAGCGTGATATGAGTTTGGAACAATTTCGCTCAGAGATTACTAGACAGGCTAAAGGATTGCTTAATGGTAAGGCTTCTTTCCAAGTAAAGATGTCGCTTGCTTATGGTTTAATCGAAGAGCACTTTGATAGACAAATTGAGTTCTACTTTGAGAAATTTAAATAGTTGAGAATATGAAGAAGTTTAAGAAGTCGATAGAGATTAGCACTGAGAATATTTCAGACGTTCTTCAAGTGCCAATTGTTACAAGTTTATACAAGACTAAGAATTTTAAAAACCCTTGTCTTGAAGGTCGTAGCGTTCCTTATGATACTATAGCAGTGATGTATGTTCATATTGAAGGCTTTGATAGCGATTTTTGTATTGACCAAGGCAACATTCTCGCTCTTGATATTTGTGATACTTGGTATGCTTTTTCGAGGCATGGATGGGAAGAACATAAAAACGATGAGATATGAAGAAGAAAGGATATTACGAATACGACCCTGTTATCTATCCAAGGATGTTGTGTGTCGCTATTGGTATGAACCAAGAGGACGCTAACAAGTGTTTTGAAGGTAGAAATGGCGGGGTTTTGAGGGTTGATTTCTCTAATGCTGACGCAATAACCTACGATAAAGTTAGAGAAAAATCGAATAAGAAGCTTTGTTCATTTATTAATTTTGCAAGCAAGAATTCTATGAGGATGGGAGTTTGTTGCCATGAAGCTTCTCACGCCTGCGATGCCATCGAGGGTGCTATTGGTATGGAGCACGGAGGCGAGCCTTCTGCCTATCTGATAGGTTGGATTGCGTCTTGCATCAACAAGGCTCGTTTGGGAATTGGCAATTTCGTTGAAATTAAAGATAAGGAAGAAAAGTAGCCCAAAGACAAAATACCCTTGGGTGTTTGCCCCATCACTATATATAATAATGTAGTGGTGGGGATTTTTATGTTAACGTCAGCAAATTATTTGTTAGCGGTATTATAGAGTGTTAAAAGATAAAAGATATACATTAAATAATTTGCATGTTTCAAATATTCTTTGTATCTTTGCATCGTAATTAAGAAATAAAGGTTACTAATTTTAAAAGGTGAGACACACCATAAAAACTGTAAGAAGAAAATGAAAAAGTTTTTTGAAAACTTATCTGAAAATATTAATGATGCGGCTTTTGAGGCGCAGCTTGATGATTTTACTTGCGAGTTTGATGCTATTAACAAACCTGCTGAAATCGTGGTGTCCGTTAAGAGTAGAAAGGTTATCCATTCAGATGGGAATATTTCTTCTTATCCATATTACAATGTAGATAAGATTAATATCTATGATGAAGACGGAGAAGACGTTTCTTCAAAATATCCTTTGTTCTGCCAAAGAGTTAAGGATTGCGTGCCTTCTTATAAAGATGTAGAGAATGACTTGACGGAGGCAAATATGAGCGATACCGAGCTTTATTTCGGCTCAGAGGCTAATTATTTGCATTACAAGTATGGTAACTAAATGGTTTGGATATGGAGTACGAAAATAACTTTGTAGGTCTTTTATCTGTAACTAGTCACGCCCTTGAAATATTAAGGTATGAACTAGAGTATGGATGGACATTGGCTCTTATGCCAAATGATGTGTGGTACAACTAATTACTTTTAAAATTTCAAATTATGGCATATTATAATGTTAGTGTAGATGTATCGGATTTATTCGATGATATGCTCGTCCAAGCACAGAAGAGTTTTCTTATTGACAAGTTTTGTTCTTTAGCAACAGACCAGCAGATAGAGGTAGTAAGCGAAATGCTGGAGAACCTTAATGGCGATCAGACAGCTAAAGTTATAGAAGACGCTTTTGACAACTTGCATGAGCAAGCCCAGGAGCACGTAATCAACTATGTAAACGGATAAGGCTATGATGTTTATAAAACGAAAGTGTTTGTTGACTCTTGAAGGAGGTTATCCGATTCAAGCCATCCTTACCATCCCTAAGCCGACAAAGCCCATCTTTCAAAAGGAAATGGAGCGTCAGTTTATTAAGAGTTTTAATGAATCGCAGCCAAATGCGGTTCACAAGGTTGTTAAGTGTCACATCATGAGAAATTAAAGCGTATGAGTTATGAATCAAGAAGCAGATGTAAGGAAAGACAGATTACACCTTGTGGAATTTGTCCTTTGATGTTCAAGTGTCCTTATGATGAAGATAAGGAAAAGTTTAACAATATTAAAAAGTAAAGCGTATGGCACAGAAATATATAGTTGATGATATTATTATGTATAAAAACAGAATACATACAATTATAGAAACACTTGGACGAAATAATTATGAATTATCTTATGTAAGACATCCTGTAAATCAAGCAGAATTGTCAGGGGTTCCTCTTACCCCTGAGATTCTAGAGAAGAATGGGTGGAAGAATGATAAAGGAGATTATATAAACGATAGCTATCATCTACATCTATGTGGAAAGTATGATGAATATTCTGTTTACAGAGTTGTAAACGATAATAATGTAGTTTGGTTAACATGCGTTAGAAATGTATCAGATTTACAGCACCTTTTCTTCGGTCTAGGACTTAACTCAGAAATGGAGGTGTAGGTATGAGTATAGCAACACAAGTAAACCACAATTGCCCTTTCTAAGGAAGAAAATGTTACCAATGCGGTTATTGGAATCGTAGAGGAAATGAATGTGAGATAATAACTCATCAAGACAGAAAAATTTGATGTTTAACCGCCTTCGGGCATAAATAGAAGTAATATGACAGTACAAGAATTAATTGACGAATTATCAAAGGTTGAGGATAAGACTAAGGAAGTCAACTTCCCATATTCTCATGGTACACAAGAGAATGGGCAACCCATGAATGTTGATAGTGTATCAGTATTTGATGATTGTATTGTGATTTATTAACCATCCTGCAAAGGATATAAATAGATAGTAATATGAATATAGACAAATTAGAAAGAGCAAATATCTTAGCCAAGAGTTTGATTCCTAAAGTAGATGAACTCTTAGCTATGTCTTCAAATTCATACAATGGTAAACTTGCTGATGCCATTTGGGGGCTATCACAGTGTGATAAGGAATTTGAGACTAAATTCAAGCAGCTTCTGAATGAAACAAAACAGAGATTGCAGAAAGAGTTTGATGAGCTTTAGTAACTAACCACCCTCTCCCTTTTACAGGAGAGGGTAAAAAGAAGAGAATATGGCAGAGATTATTTACTTTGGAACAAATGGGTGTTCCGGTCATTATCCTATCGGCATCGATAAAGTGCTGACCTCGGCAGAATATGGAATGTGGTGCGAATGCGACAATGAAACTTGGATAAATAATATCCGAAAGAATCCTGGTCGCCATCTCATCAAGCATCACGGAGAGGTTTATACTAATTATGGTGTTCCGTTCTCTGTAGATGACGACAGAGGTGGTAGTCATACCGAAATATTTTGGAAAGGCATTCATACGGAAGAAGAAATTATCAACTTGATAAAGAGTAATCCATTTTTGTCAAGACAGTTCAATTTAAAGGAGGACTAAGTAATAATAAAGAAAAAGCTATCATGAATATCAATCGAGTAAAAGAACAATTAGGTGAGGCTGTTTCTTCTTTATATAAGGCAGTCGGTGATTGCGAATCATTTCCATATAACAGAAATGCTTATATAAAAGATGCCAAACGCTGCATAGATAGAGCATTGGGAGAATTACAGAAAACAGATTGGGTCTCAGTTAATGAAGAACTTCCAGAATATGGAGAGAAAGTTGTGGTACGCAATGCTTATTACAAGTCGGATGAACCATGGGTCACGTTTCGAGATATTAGAGACTTATTTCCTAAAGATTCAAATGATTTCAGAGAAGTTGCTGGCACAACTAGTTGTAGTATCACCCATTGGAAACATATTTAAATATAAAGAACTATGGATAAGAAGAAAGTTAAAGAGCTGATACAAGAAGTTATCCGCAACAATGTTGATAGCTTGGAGTTTGGAAACGATAAGCATAATGCTCCTTTGAGAAAGGCAAATAGCTTATTGCATGATGCTTTGATAGAGTTAGGAAAGTCAGACTGGGTATCTGTTGAGGATGAGTTGCCACCTTACGGAGAAGAAGTCTTTGTAACAAGCAAGATGGCTCCTGATAATGTTTTCAAAAACAGAAGAGTGGAATGCACTACCGTCTCAAAAGATGGTAATGACTTCATCGTCTTATGGGAAGGGAGAATGGCTCGTATCACTCATTGGAAACCTATTGAAAAGTTGGAGGAATAAGTATGCATAATAAAGTTAAAGAAGCATTAGGTAGTGCAAGCTACCTTACATATCACTGGAGCCAGTACACCTTCGAGCAGCTTGAAAAAGAAATGGCTAGAGTGTGCGGACTATGTAACAAGGCTTTAGGCGTTTCTAAAGATGATAGTATTACTGATTTTGAGCGTGGACAATGGTCAGTTATTCAAAACATAATTGGCTACGTAAAATATTATGGATTAGCAGCAGAACTTTTCCGTGAAGCTGGCATCGGTTACAAGAAAATAAAGGCTCTCCAGAAGGATTGCGGTTGTTCCTACAAGGAAGAAGTTTATGACTTCCTGAAGGAAAGTCGTAACGGTGGGGCTTATTTAAAATTGGAGGATTAGCCTATGATTATAGAAGATATAATCAACGAAAAGTGTGTAACCTTTATGACTGAAGAGCCTATGGATAATATCCAATCTGCTGAGTACTTCAAGGAAAATATCCTACCAAATGAAGTAGAGATTACACACGATGATGGTAACTATTTTGAGGTTTCTGTTAATTGTAAATCATATAGTTGTGACGTATATGGCAATGGTGATTTTTATCACTCTATTGCCGAGTTTAAATTATTGGAGGATTGATTATGACAAAATTTAAAGTAGTTAGATATTGGGATACATATCCCGATAGAGTCATTGCAACTTGCGATACAGAGGAAGAGGCAGAAAAGATATGTAATGAATATCGTAGAAACCGCAAGTCTATGTATGACTATTTAGTCAGAAAGGATGGCGAATAATGACTAGAGAAGAGTTAAGAAATAATTATGGAAATGAAATCTGTGAGTTATGCCACCGAGAGTATTATACTAGCAGAGCACTCCCAGAATCACTTTGCGAAGGTCAGTTTTGCGAAGAGGCAGAAGATTATTTCGCAGATGAACATAATATAAAATTGGAGGATTGATTATGAATCGTAAAGAAGCAGCAGAGTTATCGCCATTTATTAAGGCGTTTGGCGAAGGAAGGATTATCGAATTTTCTAGTATTACTGATGTAAGTAAGGCATGGAGAGAAGTTACAGATTTTCCTATTGGAATGATTAAAAATTTCAAGTTCCGCATCAAGCCAGCGCCAAAGTACAGACCTTTTGCCAATGCAGAAGAGTGCTGGGCAGAAATGCTCAAACACCAGCCGTTTGGTGTTGTTAAAGACAAGTACTTTGCTAATTATCAGACACATCGTGCATTTACATGCTTAGTTACTAATGGTTGTCACTTCCGTGGATATGAAGATGAGACATTTGAAAGTAGCTTTAAGAATTTGTTATTTGCCGATGGCACTCCATTTGGTATTAAAGTGGAGGAATAGCATATGATATTGTATCAGATTTGGTGTAAACGTACTTATGTTAGTGGCGGTTTCTGTGAAGGCGAAGATGAGCCAACACAACTAATATTTACTACATTAGATAAGGCACGTTCAAAAATACCAAAAGACCATTATAGTAAAGAAAATGGTTCACGTGAATACTACATTAAAAAGATTGAAATTGAATAAAAATGGAGGAATAGTTATGGTAATTTCAAGAAAGAAACAATTAAATTATGTTTTGAACCTTGATTATCCAATTATTGGTAATAAAGTTCAAATAGATTTGGATGATACAGATAGTATCACCTTTTCTCGCTTTGTATCAAAAAAGGCAGTAGTAATGTGTGCAAATAGGTTAGAGTATATTTTGGCTAACAACCCAGATAACTTTGACCTTGATATAGAGTTAAGCAATTTGCATGAAACCTTGCGATTTGCAGAGAAGAATCTTAAAGTCGCAGGTGGAATAGAAGAATGGAATGGGAATACAGCATGGCTATGTGTTAATTCTTTCGGCATGGAACTTATGTTTGCATCTAAACCTAAAAAGATTGATGATAGTTGGCGAGATGATAATGGATGTTGTAAGTGTTTAGAACTACCTAAAGGCAGTATCAAGAAACTCATCGGAAGAGAACTTACTTGGAGCGATGATGCTGTAGAACTTAAAAAAGAATAGTTATGACAAAACCTTACAGAATCAAGCATAAGGCTAGTGGATATTTCTACCAACGTTACAACGGAAGTAACCTTGGCAAGAAAGGCAAGGTGTATATGAATAATCAATCACCACTTACAATGTGTGATAATGAGAACTTTATACGTATTCAGATTCGTCACAACACTTTAGCTTATAAGGCATTGAGAGATACGCTTGCCAAATATGTTATAGGTAAAGATGATGAGTGTGAATGGCATAGTACATCTTACAGAGTTCCGAAAAGTGAATTTGAAAAAGAAGAATTATAGCTTATGAAAGTAGAAAATATCAAGTTTAAGGCAAAACGTCTTGACAACGGAGAATGGATAATCGGAAGCTTTGTTGTAATGAAGATTCCTGCACTTAGCAAAACTACTATAGGTATCGTAGAAGCAGGCGGTGCAACGCTTCATGAAATTGACCCTGTTACTGTCTGCCAGTTCACAGGGCTGACAGATTGTGAAGGTAAAGAATTGTTTGAACACGACCTAATACATTTCGTAGGGTATAAGCCTATAGGCGAAGTGATTTGGTCAGAAGAGAACTATGCTTTTATGGTAGTCAGCGGAAATGAACCTTTTTATTGGCTTTCAGAAGTTCTGGAAATTGGTAAGATAGAAAGAGTTGGCAATAAATTCGATAAAAAGAAGTAGCGTATGAAGCGTATAAAAAGTATATTCTCTATGTTTGCTTATTGGGATAGAGTACATCAATTCCCAGACGGGCATATTAAAGTAGAAAATAATTTAGCTTGGAGAAGAAAACATATGCATGTTCGCAGTAGTAATAAACAAATACCTTTTTAGCGTATGAAAAAAGAAACAAGAAATGTAGTAGTTCTCGATTGGGAGGATAAAATTAAGCTACAACAATTTATCAAGGATTTGGAACAAATCTCTGAGACTTACCAAAGGCCTTGTAAGGAACTTACAGGTATCAATAATACAATTTACTATCTCAAAACGATTGAGGAGGAAATTAATTAAGATATGAGACTTTTAAAGAAAGATAAGCTAACGGCATATTGGGATAAGAAAGAGAACTGCATTGGTGCTTATCATCCTCTAGGGTTTATGACTCAAACAGATGCTCATTATCTTTTCGATAAGGTCTTCACCAAAGAGTTTGTCAAAGAAATGACTGATAGAGGATATGATGTTACAACGATGAAGTTTGAAATCTCTCCCAAGTTGCCGAACTATGAGCGATTCAACGGCTTATCAGAGAAGTATTACGGAAAGAAATAGTAGCGTATGAAGAATAAGATTTTAGACTTAACCAAGTCAGCCGTTTGGTTGGTCTTGTGTCTGATTGTTGGTGCATTGATATGTGAGGGCATTTGCTCATTGGCTAATATCAATAAACCAGCAAAGAGAGTTGGTATATCTGTAATCACAGAAGAAGAGCACGATTATCTGGTTGTGGACACGAAACATGGTGTTTGCGTTATCCACGCTGAGAGTTGCCCTTGTCGTAAAAAGAAGTAGCGTATGGAAAATAATATGTTTGAAGATATTGTTGCTGAAGGCAATATAGTTGTGATAAATAATAATTGGATTGTGTTATGTAAGTGTTGGAAACCAGAATATCATAATCTGTTCTGTTATCTTTATCTCCATAAGGAATATAAGAATTTAATGGTAGGCTCTCATTTCACAATGACCGAGGATAAAAAGAAATCTACTCGGTTGGCTACCAACGAGGAGCGTCTTATGCTTTTTGATGAAATGTTCAAGTATGGAATTACTTTCGATAAGCACGAACATCGTTTGATTGGAAAGTTAGTTGGTGTATGAAGATTAGATTAGCTAAGAAGATAATGAAGCAAGCTCGTCATCTAAGTACGGCAAGTGATTATTGGTACAGAAGATTAAGAGATTTTGAGTACAAAATATGCTATGGTTTTGTTGGTAAAAAAGACCACCGCATCACCAAGGCGATAAGTTTAACAAGTAAAAAGAGAAAAATATGAAGAAGTATGAATGGGAATATATGGTAACTTCAATAGTTGTTAATAAAGCTGACGAGATAGCTCAGGTTCTATCTAGTAGATTTAATAAAGAAGGCTATGATGGTTGGGAGCTAGTACAATGGAACTTAATACCTCCATCTGCATTAGCAACTGAATCTACAACACCTTGTAGTGGTTCAATCTATATTCTTGCAACATTTAAGAAGAAGTTGAGAGTGTAATGGTAAGCAATGATACTGAGCTTAGAATGATAGCTGCACAGATAACTATGAAGGCTTCTGTTGGAGCAGAAGACTTATGTAGCCGTTATAGTAGTGTATCACGTATGTTAGGTAATATGTTTAATGATGTGTATTACATTCTCCAAGATGTAAGATACAGATATAAATACAAGTAGTTATGAGCAAGCAAACATTTGACTTCTCGGAGGCTTTAAAGCGTATGAGAAAAGGAAAGCTCGTAAAGCGTGAAAATGGGCTTTATCCGTTTGGTATTGACGAGGAAGGAATATTCTATCATTATGGGCATCATATATTCAAGGAAGATAGAATGCTCTCAGAGGATATACTTGCAATAGACTGGGAGGAGGTGTAAGGATGAAAAAGAAAATATTGACTCTCACCATCAGCAAGCAGTGGTTTGATATGATTGTGGCTGGCGAAAAGACTGAGGAATACAGAGCTGTCAAATCGTATTGGATAAACCGCTTAATTCAAGCAAAATACGGAGGAAGTGATGAATATCGCAAGGTTACAATGCACCCAGAGTTTGATATGCTTATAAGCAATTCAAAGCTCAAAGAGTTGCTTGAAAAGAAAACCGCTAGGTTCATCCCTTACACCTACGTCCGATTCTTCTGCGGTTATGCGAAAAATCGTCCGATGATAGAAAAGAAAATCGAAGGTATCACCTTTGGAAAGCCGAAAAATGGCTTGATACTGAGTTTTTTATTATTAAATTTAAGTGATATGAAAATAAAGAATTTACCAAAGAAGATTTACCTCAATATCTGTAGCAATGAAGATGAGGTAGATTACAATGAGCTTAACGGAGTAACGTTCAGTACAGAAATGGTTGGTGTTACCGATTGTGATACGGAAAACGTTCCTTACGTGAATGCTGCATCATTATGGCACGACCTAAAAGAAGATAAGCCACCTTTAAAAAAGTGGGTAATGTTCCGATATAGTGGAGGTGGCGTAAATCCTACGGCTCTTCATTATGGAGCAATGAGTGACGATATATGGGTTGTCACAAGAGGAGACGGAACACAGCGTATCGAAGTTCTGTATGAGTGCTACGATAAGATTGAGTGGCTTGACTTTGATGAACTAAAATAGCGATAGCGTATGACAAATAAAGATTTTTTTAATGCGTATCGTGGAGAGCCTGTTCTTTATAAAGGTAATGATATTGGTGCATACGTTGCAGGGTATGTAGAGGAAAAGTATATTATCCTTGGGTTCTATGATGATAAAGGATGTATCCTTGCCTTTAATACAGATGTGAATGTAGATAAGATATATGTATCATACAGATTCGCAAAATTAAAGTATTTGGAAGTAGTAAAACATTAGTAATATGGAAAAAGATAACAGTTGTTTTAAGCTTTTATTTGTTCTTTTTATATTAGGAATTTTTGCTTATATGGGTGTTAACGATAGGTCTCATAAAGGTAAAACTTTTTGGTATGAAGTAATAGATAAACGAGAGTCTGTAGGAAGTCACTTCTCAATTATTAACAAGGGAGTGAGGACAGATTATAATATAATATTCAAACGAATTGATAACGGAAAGCTGTTCCCATGTAAAGATGTGGAGTATGGAGACTATATTCAATATCAGTTAAACTACAAGTACTCCATAACAGAGGAAGATATGCAAAGGCTTTCAGGTATTTATAATAGGGATTTCTATAAGTAATAAAAAAGAGAATATGAAGAAATATAAATATACGAACAAAGAGGAAAGACCAATACCCAAATATAAGAATGGTGATATTGCTTGGTATATTGATGGATGGTTTGATGCCCCACAACGCTGTATAGTAAAGGGATGCTGCAACGTATCTTGGTTTGAGGGGAACGAATTTAATTCTTCGGGTTGGTGGATAGATTATAGATACAAACCCGACCATTGTAAACGAACCGTACAGCATACAATTAGAGAAGAAGAGCTTTTTGATACCGAGCAAGAGGCTTTAATTGCATTGTTCGAGAAGTTTAAAGATAAAGTAAAACGTAAAATAGAATTCTTTAATAAAGAGTCAAAAAAACTTGGTATTAAACAAGAGTTGCGATTGCTTTAAAAAGGGTAGGGAAAGTTATTCTTCCCCTATCTCTTTTAAACCCAAATCTATTAATAGCTTATCCAATATCTCATTCACGTCATTACGGAAACTTCGGTAAGTAACATAATAGAAACTGATGTTTTTGTAATCATGGCTTACATTAGAACATGTACACCCCAAAACCTTAGCGATTTTTTCTCTTAACCCTCTTCTCATCTTAGAACCGCCAAGGGCACTAGGAGAATAAAGATAAAGAATAACAAAGATAAATTGCTTGCGTACCATTGTGGAATTTCGTCCGGCATGATAGCTCATAAACTTATCGTAAATATTGCCTACTTGCGATAAGTCTTGCATCAATGGAATGGAAAGACTTATTTCTTCCTTGGATAAGATGGCCTTAGTTTCTCTAATCCATTTTATGCGTTCCATGATTTTCTTTAGATTCATTTCAATGTCTGGTTCTTTCATTCTTTTCTATTTTTAATCCAACATTTCATAGACGAAGTTAACCGCGTCTGCATCTATTTGTTTCCTAAACTTTTCTATGTTAGAAACTATCAACGAGCAGTGCTCAAATGAACTCTGCCCATTGATAACTTTTTCTATTCTCGTTATTCGGTATCTCATTTTATTTCGATAAGAGTTAAAATGCAATAACCTAACAAGTCTTTATAGCTGTCTATGACAGGCTCTTCTTTAGCATCCTCGTTCAAAGTCAGCAAAGAGCAAATACGATTAATCTTCTCTTGCAAATGACCGAATGCATACGGATAACCATCCTTAGAGAAACATTCCGAGAAAGCGTTTCCATACCGCTTATTCTTGGTTTTGAAAAGCTCGATTTGCGACCCGATGATGTCGTTATAATCAGAAACAATATACCAAGAGAGCGTAAGCAAGGCTTCCATCGCCATTACGCTGATATGATTTCGTAAGGTTTCTTTGTCTTCAGAAGATGCTCGAATCTCATACATAAGACGAAGGAAATTGGCTGCGCTTGAAAATAATCCGAGCTTTCCGAAGTCCTCCCTTAGAGATGAAACGAAAGTGGCATTATCCTTGCATTCAATCATGTCTGCCAAATGTCTAATCTCAAAGATATACTTGTTAGCATATTCGCAACACCCATTGTTATTTTGCTCCACCATGTCCGTATCCTCCTCCACGATTATTTTCCATATTCAACTCTCCAAGTATGCAATCTGGATTTTCTACCTTGCGGAATGCCCCCTGACAAATACGAGTACCTTTCTTGACTACGAAAACATAATATTCGTAATCTGAATCTAGTTTAAATTTGCTATCCTTTGTCGGCATATAACGGTCGGAATTAACTCTATAAAGCGCACCAATATTGTCCCTATAGTCTTCATCGACCAGACCTAGACAAATATCAATATCCGCTCTAACATTAGTCATGTAACCAACTTGTGTTTCGTTCTTGCCAATAAAGGCCACATCAACTTGCATACCTTTGTCAGTAAAGCCGGAACGTGAACGAATATCCAAGCCAACATCTTTAGGAAGTTCAACACCTAAATGCAGATTTATGTGACCTCTTCCCATTTTCACCCAAGGCATATTCAATACCACATCTTGTGGACAGTAAAAATCAACTGCCGCAGCATTACCTTCCTTATAAGGAACACGACCACCTCGCAAGTCAAGTACATAAGCCTTGCCTTGTGCTACTAACTTCTTTATTAACTCCTTATCCATTGTATATAAAGCCTAAATCATTTAAAGTTCTACAATTCTTAACCAGTCCTTTTGCCCATAAATTACGCAACTCAGGTAACGGGTCTTTTCCGTACCTATTCTTTATGGTTGCTAAGGTCAAGATTTCCGGTTTAATATGTTTATCTCTTTTCTGCTGTCTTAGCTCCTTCAGAATATTCTCCAAGTTCTCCATTGACGAAATCCTCCATTGTTATATTGTCAACCCCAAATTTATCAGCCAGATCATCGTTCCCAATAATCAGCCAATTAGATTTGTCTTTGAGAAACTCTATACTCTCGGTGCTTTTTGCAGCATCAACAAAAGTATCATCAATATTATCAGTAGAGCAATATGGAACTACCGCATTAACTGTATACATAGCAATTTCGTATGAAATAACCGATACCATTTTCTTGAATGTTATATCGCTTGAATACATTACTTGGTTCTTGTCATATCCTAAGATGTTGACACGGACTATATTATTATCTGCTTGCAACGCTCTAAAGAAATCGTGCTTTAGCTGAAAATCCGTAATATCTATAGGATGCTCGTTACCCGATGGAATACTTATAATATCCAACAGGCTTACAAAAATAACTTTTTTATTCATTGTCTTCATCTGTTAATAATTTATCTATTGTTTTTTCTAATTCGTCTAATCTTAGAGTATAATCCTCTTCGTAAACGCATGTCAATGTAGAAATAAAGAACTTATCATTATCTGTTCTCAATTCAATCTCCATGTATTCCTCGTAATAGCTATCATATTTAATTGCTATCGAAAAGGAGTTCATGTAATCTGGGTTGAACCTCCTCTGCAAAGCTTGCGCTCTCGTAAACGCATCATTGAATTCGTTTGTCATGGTTCAATATTTTGTGTAAGCATTTCTCTGTTCTTTGCCATTGCATCATGGAAGCCTATATCGTATCTGTCGGTCTGCTCCAGCTCATAGTTCCGCTTTATAAGTTCACTTGTCTGATACGAACTCTTTGCTAGTTGAATTTTAAAATAGATAAACTCAACAAACATAACCATAAAGCAGATAGCAAAGCCTATTATTACTGCTGCCTTTGTATTCTCCTTACAGAACCTTACAATACACTTAGCAAGCCAGCATGTTGTACTAACTATGCCTACAAGTACAAGGTAAGGAATTCGTAAAAGAACCTTGCATAACATACCCATAGTACTCTTCGTATAAGATGCGAAATCCGTACTTGTAAAAACTAACTTTAACTTCTTCATATTTTAGCCTATTTAATGTTTATCAAAAGTCTTTTGTTAACGAACCACAACAAATCAATACCATTCATCATGCAATATCCGCAAAGCATGCCAATCAAGATTATTATCTTCTTGAACACTCGGTAATGTGTCATTTCAATCTTCAGCATAGACATCATCAAGTCTTCAAAGGAACGGTCTCTCATTGAATCTGGGTCTAGCCTCAACGATTTGACATTCATCTTGTACTTATTGGCCATTGAGAATAATATAATAGCAAACTCTGCTAATTTGTCCTCTAGAGTTCCGGCAACGAGTTTAGAATATATTTCTATCGTACCACGTCCATTAACATTTTCATATTCCCAACGTTTGGCGTTGAAACGACCTTCGTATTTGCGCATTTCTACAATAGCGTCAATTACGTTGAATGTTTCTGCTCTTTGGGTCTGGCTAGCAACATCAAAGTTGCAAGCCTCTATAATCTGTTCTATTTCTGCTATCTCCATTTTATACTATTGAATCTAAGTCAAAATCATTAGAAGGAATGAAAGCCACATGGTCTTTCTCCCTTGTCATCGTTTTCTCTCCTGTTCGCACGCAATTAATTTGCTTGGGATTTTTATGTCGTACTACAAATGTTCCAAAGCTGCGTATCATAACACGGTCTCTGTTTCGCAACGATTGCTTTGTGAGGTCTATGAAATAATTCACAATGGCTTGAACATCATCCTTGCGGAACTTTTTGCCATTTACATCTCTAAGGTTCTTAATGATTGCCTTGACAATTTCTTCTTTCTTCATATTCTCTAAGTTTTTTATTCCCTAAATTTCTAATCAAGTCGTATGGGTCTATACCATATTTCTTAACGAAACATTCTCTTAGCTTGCATATAGCCTTAAAATCGGCATTTGTTGTATTCTTGACTATCATATAAGCTGAGTCTAATCTAGCATCAGCTTTAGGAGCTTTAACCCGAAAAATCTTGTTGCCTTTCTCGTCTTCGATAAGTTCTATATTAACTTCCTCGCCCTTAGCTTTTTTTCTTGCCGCCCATTCTTCATAAGTGATGGCATTTTGCTTGATAGCCTCATCTTCTTTAGCCTCTTTCTCTTTCTGTATATTTGCCTCTACTGCTTTTATGGCATCTATACGATGGGAACAGAAAGTATTCAAGCTCTTTGTTATAACTTGCGGATTTGGCTTCTTGTAGAATTTCTCAAACTTTCCGGCAATAAACATCTTGAAGAAAGTAATCAGCTCGTTCAGATTAAGGAAATAATACTCATCCTTTATAGCATTTGCAGTCATTATCTTGATATTTTCAGTAGCCTCATTATTTACAAAGCCACAAATACCATAGACATCAGAAACCCATGCTACAAGCCATGTTATTGCACTTCCTTCTCCATAACACAAGTCAAGATAGGTAAGTGTTGGTGCGTTGCTTTTAAAAGCTTTCCCGATTGGCATCTTACTACCTACTTGGCTTGATGGAGAGAAAGACATTAGAACGTTATCGAATGTTCCGTACTCATTGAATATTCGTTGCTTTTCTCTGTTGATTGAGACGCTGCACGAGGTCGGCTGATTCTTGGTAATAGCCTTGCTCTGCGTCTTTATTAGTCCCTTGCTTTCTATCATCATAATTTCCTTCCAATACTTTAACAAAATTATTTGGTCTCATAATCCAATCAAAACTCGCCATCCATCCATTACTACCATTAAGGAATGAAGATGCTGCCGCCTTGTCAATCATCAACTTCATCTGCTCACTCCCATATTCTTTAAGCCGTGAATTAATTATTGACTTTCTCTTCGATGTCAGGGCATGAACTAGAGGCATTCCTCTTCCAGCGATAACCTTATTGAAATATTCGCAAACCTTTTTTGCTTTATCATCCACTTGTTGTACACTAGGGACGTTATTCAATGCTATTCGTTCAGGTTCATTCTTGTGTGGTTTAGATTCTTCACCTTCAGCAAATTCTATGTTGTCTTCATGTTTCCAAATAAAGACTTTTCCGTTTCCGATAGATACCATTTGTTTCTGAAATAACCCATCAATAGCTTTTTTTGTCTTTGCCACCGACATACCTATCTTATCCGATAATTCCTTGTTGCTCCCATACACATATCCGTCTTTATCAGCATTAAATGACAGACGGACGAAAGCGACCAATTCATCTGCATCCAAGCTACATGCTTTTTCGTCTAATTTTACTACCATATCTTAAAAAAATGCATTTGTTAATTGTTTATTTCCACTCATTATTACCCACTTCCCTCTGCCGTTTTGATCTAGCAATTTCAAGTCTTCAACTTTTCCGAATCTATCATAAGTACCGCAAAGGTCAACAAACCAAGGTTGTTTTCCTTTCGATAGCCTAAGAAGTCTTCCTACAACTTGATAGTATTGCGCTAAAGAGCGTGTTGGCTTTGCATACACTACAGTATCTAACTCCGGATAGTCAAAGCCTACGACCAAGATTTGGCTATTTACCAGTACCTTAGTCTGCCCATTGCGGAAACGCTCGATGATAGCCTCACGTTCTTTAGGAGGTGTCTCTCCGCAGACCATTTCGCAGTTAGGTATGGAATAGGTCAGCATCTGAGCTTCTTTAACGAACTTGGTAAAAACCAAGATGCCTTTACGTTGTCCACCTCGTTTCGGATTAAGTAATCTATTGACAACACTAACTAGCCATCCGTACAAATCCACACGTTCATATTCTTGTTTTACACTTTGGTCTGTATAATCACGGCAAGTTGAATTTAGCTGCAAATTACCTTCATTCCATTGTGGCGGTGGACAAGAGTAATAGTTTGGCAGACAGATATATCCGTTCTTTGCCATATCCTCAACTTGAACATAGTAAATAAGCTCCTTGAAAATCTTGTCTCGACTTCTTGTCAGAAACTTCAGTATGCTACCATAGTTCTGATAGGAATACAAGCGGAAAGGTGTTGCGGTTAAGCCTATGACCTTACTCTTTAATTTATCAAGAAACTCCTTATACATACCGGATTCAGGTTTCACTAAATGAACCTCATCAATCAATATGTACTTGAAGTCAGTAAACAATTCGGGATGTCCTTTTACACTACCAATTGTAGCAAAAGTAACATCGCTGATTTCCTTTGATTTAAAGCTAGCGGAATAGATGCTGGCATTATCAAATCCATAAGAACAATACTTCTTGTAGTTTTGTTCCAAAATTTCCTTAGTAGGAGAGAACACAAGCACTTTATCCTTGAGCCTAGCAGCTATATCTGCCAAAATCAATGATTTGCCCGATGCAGTAGGGAGCACTTCCAGAGCGTTCCAATTTTTCTTTTCATCCAAGAAAAACTCAACTGCCTTCTTGCTTGCTTCTTCTTGATATGGTCTTAATTTAAACTTCATTTCACAAATAATATGAAATCACTTTTGTTACTATATAGGAATGCACAAGTCTTATGCATAACAAAAGCCAATAGAAAAATGACCTTACAGTTTTTATGGTGTGTCTCACCAAGACGATTGCAAAGGTACGAAGAATAATTTAATAATGCAAATAAATTAGTGTCTATAACTGTGACTATAACATTATTTAAACCTTATTAATTGTCTTTTTCTTCATTCATTTTCAGAATTAGAGCCGCATAGTATTTATAGAGTTCCTGTAATTCAAACACCGACCAATTCTTTGCTTGATGCTTCATTACTTCCAGTAAATCGACTTGTTGTTCTCCGAGCCGCTTTACTTCTTCCATATCTAAAGGAACGTGAGGATGCTTTTGCAAATAAGCCAATCTTCCAAGCTTCATTACTAAATTCTTTCTATAACCGATAAGATGGTCAGAAGAGAATCTGTTGCATCGTTTGCATTCCGCATTTTGATTACGTGTATCAAAGCGCAAGCTCATATGAGTTCGTCCGCAATAATGCCCATTGTCGGCTTGGTCGATTGGCAATATTCGTCCACAACTGATACATCTGAAGTACTTATAGTGAAACTCTCTAGAGTCTCTCATGCGGATATAAACCGACATAAGCCTATCTAGCTTGTCAACCCACTTTTGCTTCTCGCTCCTTTGGTGTTTAGGCTTCTTTCCACCTTTGTTGAATCTATCATAATATCCCATAATCTTTATCCTTTATCAAACCAAAAGTCATAGTTGCTGCTGTGGGGGTCGAACCCACAACCTTTTTCCGATTTGGGCGGACGTTCTACCATTGAACTAAGCAGCACCACCCCATAGGGGGATTTCAAACTAATTAAATAATAAGAAAAATGAAAAGCCTTACTCCTTTGGTTTACCCATATGCAAGAATACATCCATGATTGATGTTTCCTTAAGGCTTGTAATATTGTAATCAATCATAGTCTTACCCATAATCTCATCTACATTCTTACGAGCCTTCTCAATGGTATCACCCTGCACAAGATAACGAACCTTGGTCTTCCTCTCCTTGCCAGATTTTTCGTCAATAGTAATCATGTTAATACTGCAATCGTAGTATTTATCCTCACTATCTACCTCTGAAAGGAACAACTCAGAGAAACCAGCTTTCTTCATAGTGACAATCTCCATATCACCATTTGTGTATACCGCCATTTCTTCTGTAGTCTTAGCCTCGCATTCTGACCATGACAAGGCATCTACAACATATTGCTCTGTAGTTTTAGCGTTCGTTCCGTCTTCTAGAGTTTTCTCATAACGAACACCTACGATAAAATACTTTCCTGTTAATGATTTCATATTCTTTCTTTTTATGTTAGAGAATGTGGTATCGGTGAGGCTTGAACTCACGACCTAATGTTTAGGAAACATTTGCTCTATCCAACTGAGCTACGACACCAAGCATCCTATAAAAACTCTTTATTTAATTCTGCTTGCCTCTCCACCTGCGTCTGCCATACCATATAAGCATGGTCTTGTGGAGTCGGTATGTATAATCCTCTTTCCATTGAGCAATGATGAAGCCATCGGTCTATACATAAAGACATTTCTTCTTTGTCAAGGTCTGGTATGTGCCTCCAATATTGGAAGGTCTTGCCTTGTTTATTCTCACGCTCCCTAAGAAAAATATCCTTGTTTACACGTTTGAACTCTTGTTCGATATAGTCCTTAGTATATCCTTCTTCAATAGCTACGTAAGTGATTGTTACCCACAGATAAGCATTCTGCTGGATTGTCCTAGATTGTTGTCTCTCTTTAAGGTCAACAACAAAGAACTTCTCATTATAATAATCACTTTGTAGTTTCTTGGCTTTGGTTATCATAGCCTTGGTTCGTTCCTCGAACTTTTCAAGCTCGACCGGATTCAACATATTATATACCATCTTTTTTTAATGAAAGGTGGAGAAAATTAATTCTCCACCATAATAAGTTTAAAATGGCGCATCAGATGTGTTAGTACCACTCGGCTGCGCTGGTGGAATTGGTGCTGAACCTGCGGCTGGAGCTTGTGGTGGAAAAGGATTATTAGCAGCAGCTTGCATGCCACCTTGTGGCGCATTGTTCTGTGCTTCAATCTTTTGCATCTTGTAGCCACGAACAGATGTAAACCAGTCTGTTGTGCCATCCTTCTTTGTTCCTTGATATGATTCAACGTCAAAGAATACTTCAGCAATATCCCCGACATTAAAACCATCCGGTACATGTACATTCTTACCACTGAATTCAAAGATGATGCGCTTTTCGTAGCCACGTTCACCTGTCAAACCATCGAAACGTGTTGCATCAAGCATCAAACGTCTCTTTTCAAATGGTTCTTTACCTTGTCTCTGAATAGATTGAATGCCTTCGATAGCAACAATCTTACCTTTATAACTATTAGACATAACTTAAAATATTTAATAAAACAATAAATTATCCAACTCTTTTCAAGGTCAAACTAGGCTTTACCTTAGTTACCTTTTTATACTTTTTCAATAGATGGTTGTAAGCTTCTTCGTCATCCGCATCAAAAGCCTTCGTGTCTAACGTAACCCTCTCAGAAGCAGACTTCAATGAATAAGTGTAAATTGAAGTTTTATAAGACGTTAGGTTGTCATTTGACATACCATCAAAGATAGCTGCCTTCAACTCCTTTTCCTGTTCTTGCAATTTAGCAATGCGCTCTTGAACGTCCATGAGTGCGATTTCGTTATCTATAATGTAATAAGGTGTTTTTGTATCATCATTATACAAACGACCTTCTTTCTCGCATCGGAACAATTCTTTAACATCACTCGCTGGTCTTGGCTTGCCTAATGGGATGAGTTTACAGATTGTTCCACGCTTCTCGTCATCACGTAACCACATACAACATATACGTGTAACCTTCAGATGAGGATTCAATGTTTCGAAACCGAACTTATACATCGAGTTCTGCCAACGCACATACTCCTTATTAACGGAATAAGTACCCTTAATATCCCAAATCTCAACCTCATCGTCCGGTGCATCATCCTTGTGCATCACCAAGTCGATTGCACTTGCATGGTCTTCTCCGATTCGAAGGACATATTCGCTACCTATAATCTCATATCCATTCTTCTTGATATAAGCGACAAAATCCTTGACACTCTCTGAGGCTGGCTCAATACCCAATGAAGCAAACAACTCTACCTGCTCATGGATAATAGTGCCTTTTTCGGCAGCTTTCTTCAATACCTCTTCGCTTACGTTAGAGTACATATTGGGAAATACATACTGATGAAGCATACCTGTAATGCCACTTAATTCACGACCATCATAAAAGTATTGATGTGTGGAGTCCTCATAAAGAACTCCACTGTTATTCAATTGTATCATACTAATCTTGATTTAAATTGTGTCAACTTAGCTAAGAACTCTGCATTCTTTTGATATTCGGGATAAGCATCATAAACAGCTTTTAAATCCTTCTTGCTCTGTGCGAGTTCCATCTTTCGTAATGCACATTTGCGTTTAAACTCTTCGGACTTCTGAAGGTCTGGGAATCCGTTCCAAACTCTATCTACGTCCTCCCAAATTTGAGCCTGTTGCAATTGTGGATAAGCATATTGTTTTTGCTCATTAAGATTTTCGTCTTTTTCTTCCTCGCTCTTTGGGGCTGGTTCAGAGTAACCATATACTTCTTTCTGCTCATTCATCCATTCAAGAACTTCTTGTTCTGTCATGCCGCAATACCAACGCACAATGTTATTCTCATCTTGAATAATAAGTTTGGCAATACATCTGTTTGTATAACCTACATATCCAACATGGAAAATTGTCTTCAACTTTCCGCTTTGAGAATATTCGGTGTTTCGGTTGAGGTTGATGAATATCTTCTTGGGAGCAGTATACAATTCTCGACCGATACCTAAACAAGAGCATGCACGCTTGAAAGAATCACTTGCTTGACCTTTAACGGCTTCAGTGTTACTTGGCGTACCAACATCTTGCTTATCTATCCAACCGATGCCTTCTTTATAAACGGAAACCGTACAAAAGAGGTTCTGACCGATAAGCTCATGTTTACGTTTCCAACCATAGATGCCGAACTTCTCATCTAATCGTCTCATGTCACATCTTGCGTCCTTGTAAAGCAACAAGGAACACCAGTCCGGTGACTTCTGATTACCACCTTGACCAACACGGACTTCTATCTCATCTGCATCAAGGAGGCGAAACTCATAATCCTTAATTTCTACGCTCTGCCCTTCTACAGGCTTCGCTGCCTTATTCTCTGCCATAGTCGTATATTTTAAATAATCATTTTCTTTATCTGACAAGAAACAACAAGTTCATTGATTTCTTTGAGAGAATAATATCTAGGTGAGTTTTTACTATCACCTACATATTCTTTCATTAACCTATTCTTGACCCATTTGTCAATCATCTGTTTTTCGAATCCTTTTGATGCAAGATAGCATTCGGCATCCTTTCTGCGTATCTTGTCGGAACGCAAGCCCATTTCGAATTGGGCATCCATCCGTCCCGCTTGAAATGCGATAGATACTAATTGCTTAATCTCGCTTAATGACATATTCTTTCTACAGTTTTTATGGTGTGTCTCACCTTTTTATGTAATATTGCAAAAAATATATTAAATTTCTTGCAAGTTACGATATTTTTATGTATATTTGCAACATATTTAATGTTTACGAGTGCAAAGATAAGAAAAGTATCGCAAATATGCAAATAAATTAGTGTTTAAATATACTATATTAACCTTTATTATCTTTAAACTCTAAATGTTTACATAAATTAAGTTACACATGCGCTTACTGCGTATTAAATTTTAGGTTATGAATAGTGCATACGAAAGACTGAAGGCTGTAATCACTGCTTTGGGTTACACTTCAAATGAAAAATTCGAGGATACCGTAGGCTTAGGACATGGCTTCGTAAGCCGTATAACTAATCGTGTATCTTCCAAAAGCTTGCAAGCTATAACGAGAAAATTTCCGCAGGTAAATCCAAGTTATATTAGGACAGGAATGGGGGAAATGTTCATCTCTTCACCTATAAAGGTAAGCGAAAACGAAAACGCAAAGACTAGACTGCGTGAGTATCTTAAATATAAAGGAATTACCAAACGTGAATTTTGCGACAAAGCCGATGTGGCCTCTAACTTTCCAATCATAGGGAAAAATGGTGTGTTCACGGCAAGGGTATCTTATAGAGTAAATTCTAAATTTCCAGATCTTAATATGGATTGGCTAGCTAATGGAGCTGGTGAAATGTTGCAGCCGGAGGCTAATATTGAAAAATTCAACAACTACAAAAGCAGAATTGCGCCATTCTGTACGGAGATGGGAATTAGTACTACATTCTTCTTGCGGAAGTGTAAGAGCTATACCAGTGCAATTAACAGATTGCCGGATATGCCTAGCGAGACTTTCTTGAAGAATATCTCTTTGGCTTACCCTCAGCTAAATCTGAATTGGCTTAAGACCGGAGAAGGAAAGATGTTTAACGATGACATCAAATCGAATATCAATTCAAGCGTCAGCTTTGTTCCTCTTGTTCCACAGATGGCTTATGCAGGTTATCTCAGCGGATATGCAGATGATGTATATATATCATCGCTCCCAACAATCCCTATTGTAAAGGAAGATAAAGAAAAGTACGTAGCATTCGAGGTAAGCGGTGATTCTATGGATGATGGCTCGTCTAGAGCTTATCAGAATGGAGACATCGTTATATGTAAAGTCTGCCCTGACTACATGGTAAAGAGCAATGGACTTCATATAGACGGAAAGGAATATATCATAGTTCATAAAGAAGGTATTCTATTAAAGCGTATCATTGACTTGGATATGAATAATGGAAAGCTTATATTGCGTTCCTTTAATCCTACCTATCGTGATTTAGAGTTGGATTTAGCAGATGTGAAGCAGCTCTTAGTTGTGGAATATCAGCAGAAAAGGAAATGATAATGTAAAGTATATTTGTATGTTCTGTGGAGTAGGCTTGCGTAAAATGTCGCAAAATTGCCGCAAAATGATTATTCGCCTATAGCGTAAGTCGCTATTGTTTAGATATTTTATTGGTGTTCCGTATAACAGCCTTCTAAGCTGTGGGTCTTGGGTTCGAACCCCAACGGAATCACTATAATAAGCAAAATGAAACTTATTTGTACAAAAATAGCGTG